GGAGTGCCTGTCGTGAAAGCCACAACAGCGTCCTCCAAGCGGCTGTCACGGGGACGGTAGCCACGCCTGTACACAGCCCCCGAAATCATCGACGAAATGGGGCTGTGTCGCAGGAGGTTGTAAATGACCGTTTGTACCTGTTTGCCTGTCTTAGCCATAACCTTACTAACTTAAATCTATAAATCAATTAACTACTTAGAACTCAACCGTTTCAGGATTTCAGGAACGAGCTGTTGCGCAAGCAGTTCTGCGCTGTCTATGACATCGTAGCCCTTGGCTGACACATACGAGGCGTAATGCATACCCGCAACCACTATCAGTACAATTCCCTTGGGGAATTTGCTGACGAGCTGCATGGCGAATGCCTTGCCGTCGGTCGCTCCTTGCGTCCCGTTCTTTACCGGGGTAAAATCACTCATCTTGGCAACCTGTCCCTCAACGACCACGACATAGCCGACGGAGCTTCGGAGGTTAGCCGTCCAATCGATATAGTTCGGTTGGTGCGGCGGTATATGTTTCAGCCCGGCGGGGTTCATCGAGGGAAGACTGCGTGCGTGATTGACAACCTGTTCCCCGACATAGCACATGTTATAGACGGCGGCTTGGATAATCCGCTCCGTCTGTCGGGCGATATACTCGTTGACGGCTGTGTCGGGTGTTCTGTTTGTTATCGGCATAGTTATTTTCCTCAAATTCGCCGTATTTCAGCGTTTCATTTTTGAATGGTATATTTATACCATAAAAGAACTTCAACGCCGCATTCGGGCTGATTCACGTTATACCAAAATCCTCAGTTCGCAGACGGCTTCAAAAGGCTCGGTCTGAATGACAGAGAACTCGCCGACATCATTCCCCTGACGGTTTTTCAACCGTATCTGCTCAGCGTCGAACGGCTGCAGCTCTATCAGGACGGTATATTCAGCCGTCGTGAAGTGTTCGCCGTTCACCCGCCCGAGGTTACTATACTTATTAGCATAGTACTGACAGGGTATCGGGTCGCCCCATGTCGCCGCCTCAGGTTTCACGGGGTAACCCGTTTCAGGGTCAATCCCCGACGCTGTCGCTTTCTGTTTCAGCTCTATGGTGCCGTTCTCTATTATCATAGCCGTGAACCTTTGTATCCGTATGTCGGTTGCATTGATGAGCTTTCCTCCTCGAACTCGTCGTACAGCCCGTTCGCCTGATTACGCAGCTGTTTGCGCTGCTCGTCAGTGAAACCGAAAGACTGCCCGCCCTGTGTGATGTCCGGGGCGAGGGAGAGCCACAACAGCAGATCAGCCTTGGCGAGGTTGTACGCCTTGCCACGCTGAACAGCCTGTGTCGCTTCGTCGCCCAACGTCAGCCCCCGCAGCTCCGCCGTCTGTACGAGCGTGCGGAGCGGAATGGGATAGGCGTTGACACCTTTCAATGATTCGAGTATTGTTGCCATATTCTCAGCTTCCTTACGTGATGATTATTACTCCCAATCTTTCGCGTCGGTGCGGATATACAGGTTGCGGTAAGCTGTGTCGAATACCGGGACTGCGTCAGCCTGACCGATAGTAACCTCAGCCTGCGGCTCGGCTGTACCGTACTTCTTGACGATAGTATGGCTGCGCTCTGCACGGAGGATAAGGTCGCTCTCCTCTTTGAGGATGTCGTACTGAGTAGTACCGAGGCGTTCGTTCTCAGAGAGAATCAAACGGCGGTCTTCAAACGGGTTGCCGCTTGTCTGTGTACCGTCCGCAAATTCGCGGGTGATAGTTTGGTCAATGACACGGAGCTGCAAGCCATTGAGCCAAGCCTGTTTTGCAAGCATTTGGTTTATGGAAGCGAGGTCGGGTGTCTGTGAGATGTTCAGGGCGTTGGAAGCGAAAGATGCACAAGCCTTGATAATCTGATCTGCGGAGGCGATACGATACAGCTCGTCGAGGTTCACGAACGCGAACTTCGGGTTGAGCTTCAATGTCTTCGCAAACTTGATAGCCTTAGCGAGGTCGCCGATGATATCAGCGTTGGTGCTGTCGCCCCAATCGGCAGAGGTCTTCAACTTCTGTTCAGCGTCAACGTCGTAGTCGAGGTCGAATTCATTCGCATAGGTTGCGTTGGTGGTTGTGCTGAACTCCAACTTACCTGCGTTGGAAGCGAGTTTCCAAGCAATGTATTCCAACTCTGACTGAACGCCGTTAAAACAGAAGTCCACGTCCTCGCCCCAAAACTGAACGAGCTTCGTAGCGTCGTCGTCCTGAGCGAAAGCAAGCTCGGTCTGATACTCCTTAATCTCGGCACGTGTCATTTCACGGCTGATAGAGATGAACGGGATATCGCCCTTTGCGCTCTCGAAGATAGGACGACGCTTGCGGATTGTAGTACCGTTGTCCGTGTGGAGGTCGGCGGCTACATTAGCCTTAGCGATTTGGTTCTGCAGGGTCTTCCAAATGAAGCCATTTACCTTTTTTACAGGGAAATGGGTGCCGAAGTAGAACGGTGTCGCGTCTGCGGTGTTCAGACGAGATTGCACCATCTGCTGTGTGAGCCCATGAATGAGGGTGTTTACAATAGTTGCCATAATTTCTTCGTCTGATTAATAGTTTACAATGTTCGGGATATAACTCTTGACACAGTCCGGGAGGACGTTGCCCTTAGTGACGGCGATAAGCCAAGCGTCTGTGTCGAGGTTCTGTTTCGGCAGGACGGGCTTACCTGTGCCGACAACGGCAAGCGGGGTGTACTTCAATGCAGAAGTAGAGGTTGAAGCAGCCTTGGCTTCTGCGATTGCGCCGCCCTTGTCAATCTTGCCGATAGCCGAGCCGATGGTCAGCGTGTCGGAATCCTTGTCGGAGCTGTCAACGGCTGTGATTTCAACAGCCGCACCCTTCTCCTTCAACAGGATGAAGTCGCCGACCTTGAAGTTGCTGAACTTACCGACCTTGATCGTGGTGTCATCGGCAGCAACAGCCGCAACGACGACCGCAGTCTTTACGACATGGCAGATGCCGTCAACGGGAGCGGAAAGCACCGCACCCTCTCTCAGATAATCGCCGCCCAACTCAGCTGTGTTCACGGAAACGCCGCCTCGGATGTCAGCGATTTTGTGCATAAGGACACGAGGTGTACGTGTGTCCTTACGACGTTGTACTGTCATACTCATTTTGCGTACATTTTAAATTGTTAGACATTTAGAACGGCTGTTGCCCGTCTTTCGGCTTGCCCTCGCGCACGGCGATTGCAGCCTCCTGTTCCTTGGACAGTTGTCCGTTCTGTTGACTTCCGCCGCCGACCCCGGCTGCGGGCTTGCCGAAAACAGCCCCTTTCGCGTTCAGCTCTGCGGCTATGCCGTCGACCTCTGTTGTGATTTCGCCGAGGAGTGTGGTGAACTCGTCGTCTTTCAGCGAGTCAATGGCTGTGCGCTCATACGACTTGCGGAGGTTCTCGGGCAGCTTGGAAATGACGTTGGCAAGTTGCTGCTTGCGGGTTTCGGTTGTGCGGCTGTGTTCCATGTTGTTCAAACGTTCCGTCAGGGCGGTCATTCCGTCCGTGAGGGTCTTTGCCCAAGCGGGAACAGTGTCAGCACCCCCGGCTGTTGGAGGTGTGATTACAGTTGCAGCAGGTTGTCCCTGTTGTCCGCCCGGCTGTTGTACCTCAACAGGCTTACCGTCTTTGAGATTGTGGTTGCGCTCGTAATTGTTTACGGCTGTCTGAGCGGCTTCCGTCGCACGACTATCAGCGTAACCGTCGATAAGTTGCTGAAGCGTAACCCCCTCCACAGCGGTTGTTACCTGCTCGGCTGACGTGACAGTCTTGCTCAGCTTATCAGCAATCCTGCCCAAGACACTGTCGCTGACCCCCTGAAATTTGGCTTTCAGCGCATCTAAAATCTGTTGTCTGTAGTTCATATATCAATAGTTTTAACTGTTTGTATAAATTGTTCAGTGGCACAAAGATAATACTTTATTCCGAAAGTGATTATACGAAAATCACATTATTTTCAATTTTTCGCAAAAATAATTTGGAAGTGAGGAATATTTTGTTATACCCTGTGATTGGGTGTGATTTCTTCCCGATTCAAAAAAAATTAACCGCTCAGTTAAAAATTCTCGGAGGAAAGTTTGTTATTTTCAAAATACTTCACTTATATTTGCAACGTGATTATAAGATAAGCACGTTGAACCCTTTAAAAAACAGCAATTATGGCAGCAACAGTTTTAACATACAGCACAGCAACAATCAACCGCAACTACCGCATTAAGGTTGCCGGGGTTGACAATGAGGGCAAGAAGATAAACAAGCTCGTTGGCGTATCAGGTATGCTCGAGCTGATAGGTATCGAACTCGCTCAGAAGTTTCTCGACAGAGCCAACCGCTCCATGGAGGACTTCACGGTATGCAAACTGCGCCGGGGCTTGAAAGTGACTTTCTATAACAAATAACCGTTTAAACCGAACAGCGATATGAAGAAGAAAAGACAAACATTCGAGGAGCGGGTTCAGGCGATGAGCCCCTCCGAGTTAGATTGGGAGAAGCTCTATTGGGAGATTCTCGTTGACCGCTATCAGGACATCAGCCGTTGGGGTTGGAATAAACTCCAAGAGGCTAAGAACCACCTCGCCGTTGTATGCCGGGCGATTCGCCGGGCTGAGCAACAGCCGACGTTGGACGCTGCCTACTGCGCAGGGTTCGAGCCAAGCTCGGACACGCTCACAGACGAAGCCCTGTATCAGGAGGCACAGGCTTACTTAGAGATTTCAGTAACTTTTTAATAACCAATTTTTAACAGTTTTAAATCATGGAAGCAACAATGAATTCCACAGCAACCCAACAGGGGTTGAACGAGGTTGTTATCAACCGTGTTCAGAGAATGATTGACGGCAAAGCCGTCGGAGTACAGGCAACAATGGAACGCCTCATCAACGAGGGACGTATCGCACAGGACTATATCGCCCCGCTCGGTGTGAACCTCCGTGCGCAGGGCGAGGTTCCTGTTATCAGCTTCAACGGGGCTACCGAGAAGCTGATGATGAACATGCCCGACGGAACGTTCGAGATGCACGACAACGCAATCGCTCAGATTGCCGACCGTATGGGCATTCCGCAGCGATACCTCAGACAGCTTGCCGGGGGTAAGCCTTGGGCTGTGAACCTCGCCGCCACAATGCTCAACGAGCACAGCGGTTGGACGCAGCGCAGCCGAGTTCTCGTGAGAACCGTCGGCACACAGGTTCGCGGTATATTGAGCGACAGCTACCGCCGCCTGAACAGCGTTGAGATACTGACGGCTTTCGTACAGGAGGCTTCGGCTCAGGGCGCAGTTATCTCGGACGCATACATGAACGACACCAAGGTATGGGCTGAAACCATACTGCCGCAGCCGCTCGTTGTTCCGACAGCGAAGAACGGCGACGTGGTTATCTTCGCCGGGGCAAGGTTCAGCACCTCGGACTATGGCGACGGGGCTGTTGACATGCGGGCATTCCTGTTGAACGGGGCTTGCCTGAATGGTATGGTTCGCGAGAGCGTGATGAAACAGGTTCACCTCGGTTCCAAGCTCCCCGACAACCTGCAGCTCTCTCAGCAGACCTACGAGCTTGACACGAAGACCACCGTGTCAGCCGTGAGCGACCTGACGAAGGGCTTGTTCAGCCGTGACAACCTCATGCAGAAAGCCTACGAGATACAGGGCGCAAGCGAGATGGAGGTTGACATGGCTCAGGAGCTCCACCGCCTGACCCGTGACGGCGGGCTGTTGAAGCAGGAGGGCAAGGAGGTTGAAAAAATCCTCATGCGCAACAGCCCCGAGGACGGCGTACAGGGCGCAGCCACCCTTTGGAAGCTGACACAGGCTATCACAGCCCACGCCCGAGACCTCACGCCTGAGAGAAGCCGTGAATTACACGAAATTTCGGGCGCACTCCTCAACCGTGTTAAATTACAGGCATAATCATTAATCGCCCGGCACACGCCGCCAAAATAAGCGACAGCGGGTGCCGGGCTTAAATAGTCAATAACGATGAAGACATCAACTACATTTCGTATCGTACAGTCCGCAGGACAGGCGGGGTATAGATGCACACGAGTGCTGTTCAGCAGCGACAACAGGGAAGAAGCGCAACGCCGCTTCGAGGAACTCTACGAGGAGGCACATGACCGCCTCGGCTCTTTCTGTGAGCGACGGGGAGCGGTCGAGATTACCGCCGCCGACTATGAGGAATTGGATATTATCACGCTCGACGAGTTCACAGCCGACTATGGCACATCGACCGAAACGGTTGAACTCGAGGAGGAAATCTTGTAAGGTTATGGCACAGTCAGAAGCATTGAAACGGTACAGGGAGCTGTCGAACGAACAGCCCGCCGGGGGTGATTACTTCTTTGCGTTCAGCAAGGAACAGTTTCAACAGGGGTATGACGGGCTCGTGAACAGAGGCGTTATCAAACAGGGCGAGAAGATCTGCTCGGCGGGTAACGCCCTGTTCGGCACACGGGCGGGGCTTGACAAGATGTTCGAGTTTTACCGCCAACGCCGTGAACGTATCAGCCGGGAGTGCGACCCGCAGGTGGTGTATGACTTCGAGTTCGCCAACTACGAGTGTGAGATAGACTACGACGGCGACGCTAACGCCATGAAGCATGTTATCGAGACGTTCGGGATTGACAGAGCCCGGCAGGTGACGAGGCGTTGCGCCCTCTACTCATTGGAGGCGTTACAGGCTGACAACGGGTAACCTTTCGGTAACACTGTTATAACGGTGTTATAGCATACTTATAACACGGAATAACGTAAAGAATAGAAAGGTATAGAATAGAAAAGAATAGAAAAGAAATATATAAAGAAATACTAACGTATTTCAGTCCACCCGCCTGTTATGACTTTGGAGGGAATTTCGCCTCCACTGTCAGACACAGGCACAAAAACAGTAACAGAGTATGGCGAAAAAATCATTCAAAATCAGGGCGCACTACGTGTTCCCCGTTGAGTTCAGCGTTCAGGCGCACACCCGCCAAGAGGCGGAGCAGCTCGTTCAGGAGCGGTGCGCTGTGACAATGGTTACCACAACAGGCTCAGCCGATGAGCGTGTGAAAATCGTAAAGGTATCAGACATCGGCGATATAGTAATCAGCCGCAGGGCGGCGCAACAGGAGGAGGGCGAGGAATGAGCGACGAGCATATCTATTGGGTGTCGTTCCAACAGCCGCCCCTGCCGGGGGATGAGCGCACGGAGTTTTTCTTTCACAGCCTGTCGGCGATATACGAGATGTTCACGGCAGATCAGGTCGGCTGCAAGGTCGCCCGGTTATGGAACATCGGGGTATCGAAAGGAACACCGTATGTCGGGAAGCTCTGCACAATCTGCCGGGCGAGCATACAGCGCAAAGCGCAGAAACGCCCAAATTCAGCCGATAAATCTGAATGCGTAAACTTACAGCAGGAAGAAAAGAAAACGCCACATACGGCAAATTCGAGATAAATAACTAATTTTGCAACCAATATGGAGACAATATACGACCATAAAGTAACTGCGGCTGAGCTAAAAAAGCTCGGCATAATAGACAGAGAAACATACCTCTCCGTCGTTGATAAAGACAGTGCAAACAGCGACATCGCAGCCCTGTTGTTTTTACGGGGCGACAATGCCGCTGCCAACAAATATGCGGATAAACTTCCACTCGACATGAAAAACGACCTTATACGGCTTATTTCACACGCATAAGGAGCTTATCGAAAGCATTATCAGACAGCCGAAGTCCTTTTAACAGGGTTTCGGCTGTTGTTCTTTTCAGCCCTCTCCCGATGAGAAATTCAGTCGTTGTTTCCATGATATCCTCATACGGTGTTGTTAGGATTCTATCTTTTAGATAGCTGTATGCCGCCGACTGTGAAATACCGTTGCTATCAAGCACTTTCCCGAAGTTCCTCAGGGACAGCGAATATCCGTAACCGTCCGTCAGGATTGCCGCCTTGTTAGACACCTTGCCGCCAATAGCTGTGACAAATGTCCCATAAGACCTACGGGCACAGTACTGATTCACAGTTTCCATGACGGAGGTGAGTAGTGGGCTCTTTCGTGATAAATCTTTCCAACCTACAGCCGCCGCATGGCGCATTTCGTGCCATATTGATTCAAGAGCATACTCCTCGTTAAAAGTAAATTTTCGACCCTCACTGATAGCCCTCATAGCTGATTTGACTTCATGCATTGGGTTGAAAACCACCGTAGGCGTAATGTTGAAATCGTGCTTAGAGATTGTAATCGTGTTCCCCTTGCTTACCTTGTAAGAGCCGCCCTCGTATGTTCGCGTGTTTGCCATGAACCCCATATCCTCCTTGGTCGTCGTTTTAACGCCGTTCAGCCCGCCATAAAACAATGTCGGGTTAGCCGTAGCGAATGAGGTTATCATGTTCTTTACCTCCCGTTCTGTGATGAATGTCGGGTCTTTAATTTTAATCAGAGCTTCCTTGATGTCGGTTATCACAGAACTATCAGCGTCACGCCGCAACGTGCCGACGCTGTTGATAAATCCGTCAGGCAAATATCTCGGGTTGTCAGATAGGAAATACGGGAGGGATGAATGGTATTTCACTCTTTCCGTGTTGTCCTGTACCCAAGACTTGAACTCATCAGGGACATCATCAACCCGGTTGACGCTCTCCCCGTCGAGTTCTTCGCCGTTGAGAATCTTGCGGGTGTCCTCCTCGAGTTCCTCAGGCGTTTTCAGGATAGACGTGGCGTAACAGCGGCAATGTGGGTGCCACCCTGTAAACTTGAAGTCCTTGGGGTAACGCCCGGCAAGCTCGTCACAGATATCCGTAAAGTCATGCGGTAAGCCGTCCTGTCCCAAGAGCGTGTGGTTCGAGGACAGGTGTATCTCTATGCCGACAACAAAGTCGAGGTCTTGCCAACGGAGGTGGTCAGCCGTGTGGTAGGCGATGTTGGTTTCCGTTGCTGCGAGGCGGCGACAGTTCTTGTATGAGCTGCGATAAACGCCCTGTCCGGGGTGATAAGCGGCGGCACGTTGTGACAACTGTAACATCCCGTGTTCGTCCCGCACACGGCGGAATAACATATCAGGGTGCTGCAGGTATTGATTCAGCTCCCGAGCCATCTGATCTGCCGACAGCCCGTTGCGGATTCCGACATCAAGCCCCATTTCGATTTCCTCCTTGAATTGGTCTGTGTAACGCCACACCCTGTTCGAGAGGTTCATGCCGTTTACCTTGCGCTGCTCGAACGCCTGACGAGCCTCGTCGTTGTCACTGAAATACCTGCGGTACTGCGCCTGTGTCAGCTTGCCGACGTTATCGCCGAATACCCGCTGTGACAGTTCGTTGTTCTTGTTGTTGGCAAGCGTCCAAGAGGCACGCACACCGTTCAGGATTACCGCCTCCACGCTTTCTGTCAGCCCCGACAACAGGCTGTCAACTCGCTTGCGGGTAAGTGGATAGTCGGCGAAAGAAAACAGCGTGTCGCCCTTGACAGCCTTAATGGTCGCCCCGATAGACGCAGCCTCGCGTGCCGCCTCCCGGTAGATGTCGTCTATCTGACGCTCATACCGGGCGACGTTACGCAGGTGCTGCTGTTCCCATGTCAGTTTCTTTGTCTGTTTCTTCTTAGCCATTCTGTACGTCCTCCTGTCGTTGTTGGAAATTATCGCAAGCCGCATCGCTCAGGAACTTTGACCACTTGCCGTATTCCGACTTAGCGTCGAGGCGGCAGCGGCATAGGATGAGGTGCCCGTCGATAGCCTTACTGTGCCAATCGTAACTGTGGCGGCAGTCACTGCAGAAGACAGTCGGCTTCACCCGCTCGGGCTGACGGCGGCGTGGTTTCGGTAGAGCCATACCCGGTTATTCGGTCGGCTCGAACACGTCCGCCATTCCCTGTTCGGCTATCTCACTGAGCGTCTTGTCAACGTCGTCCGTATGTCCGTATTCCTCGATACTCTCTCGCTGTGACATGATAGGTTGGTTGCCGTTGGCAAGCATGAGCGTCTCGACGGTTTCCTTGCTGTCCGTGATAGAGAACGGCGTTATGCGGCTCTCCACTTTCAGAGCGTCGATGTCAGCGTGGTAACGCTCAGGGAGCATGAGCTTCAAATAAGCCTTCAGGACGTTTGTCTCACGGTCGAACGCCTCCAATATACGCCCGCTCTCGTCCTTGACTTTCATCTGAGCGTCGATGAACAGCTGCTTGCGGCTCTCGCCTGACAGAGCCATCTGCGACATTTTCTCGTAGCTCCAATCGGGGAGCTGCAGCTGTGTGAAGAACGACTGTCGCAGCTCGTCGACAAAGTATTTCAGGTTCTCGGTCGCCTGTTGCCATGTCACGTACTGAGCGGTTGAACCCTTGGGATATTGCATAACAGCCTTGAACTCCTCGTTTTCGTTCTTCTCGTCGCCGTACTGAATAACCTCGTCAGCGAACACGACGAACAGCGGCTTGGAGTTCTTGCGGAGGTAGTTACCGTTGCGGCTCAACGCCCATTCAATCTCATAGACGAGGCGGGCTGTGTCCTCCCAAATCGGTGTCGGGCGGTTGACATACACAGCGGGGATTTTCCCGATACGGCTGATGTCCTCGTCCTCCGTGACAGTCCATTCGCCCGTCTCGAAGCTGAACTTCATGTGCTTCGTGGCTGTGTATGCGTCGAGGAACTGCACGTTCTTCTTGCCGACCTTGCGGGTGTAACCGACGGACATGGCTGTCATATCGCCGTACTCGTCGAACAGCGGGTACAGGTTGTCGCCGAGCATAGGTGAGAAGTTGCGGCAGCGGAGCTTCAACAGGCTGTCGAAGCCATACACGTTGTTACGGCTCTCAACGGCGTACCACAGGGTCATTACCTCACAGCCCGCAAAGAGCATGTTCAGGCGTTCGATGTTCACGCTGTCAATGCGGTTGCGGTCATACACAGCCTCCATGTACGACGCTATCTCTTTCTGTTGGTCGTTCTCAGGCTTGTACACACGTTTCACGGGTATGCCGCAGCAGAGCTCGGTCATACGCTTACAGGCGAGGCGGGGCAGGTCACAGGTTACACGGGTAACGGGATGAACGCCGTCTGCGTCCACCTCGTCCGGGTATTTCTGTTTGTCCATAACCGGGTGTTTGGTCGGGTCGAACTGTTGTTGCAGACCGTAACGCCCGCCCCACACAGGCACGTAGATTGTTTTCTCTTTCAACAGCCCCACTTTCTCCGAAGCTGTCAACTCGCTTGAGCTTAAAATTTCTTCGATTGTCATTTCTGTATGATTTTTTGAGTGTTATTAAACCATCTTCGAGAGCCGCCCGAGGTCAATCGTTCTCCCGGCGGCTCTGATCGGATAGAACGTGTATGCGAGTGCGTCGAACTTATCAGGGCTGCGCCCGAGGCGTTTCTTGATGTCCTCCTTGGGTTCGATGATGATACTGCCATCTGAGCGGAACTCCCAACGTATCTCGGCTGCTTCCTCGGCGAACTGACTGTCAGGAGGTAACATCGCCCCTGTGTTGTTTTTCGGGTTCAGCCAATCACGGACGCACCAATGCAGGTAGGCACGGAGGTTCGTGAACGTGTACTGCCCCGTGATGTCACGGAGCGGACGGTCGCCAAGGACAGCCTTTGCGGAGTTCTTGCAGCTGATGATATAGTTCGGGTCGTCCTGTTCGACACAGCGGCTGTAAACGCCCGCACCCTCGCCGATAGTATCAATACTGACAACCATCTTCGGCTCGTGCTGTCGGCGTGATATGATGTGCCCGGCGACAGCCATGTGGTCTGCCGTGCCGCCTGAGTTGCGTGCGTCGAATGGAGCGACGTACCGTCCACGCCGTTCACAGAAGCAGGTGGAGTCGCGTCCCATACCCGCCACGTCGACACCCAACATGCGTGGCTCTGAGCTGACGGGTTCGCGCCCCTCGGCTTCAAGCCACCGCTGCTGTGCGAGTTCAATCCACTGCGACGGGATAAGAACGTCGTCAGCCACCTTGGGAAACTTGCCGAGCACCTTCTTTCGGAACAGGTCTTCGGGGCGGTACCACTGCCCCTCAAACAGGAAGTCGTCAAGCTCCTCCGTGCGGTCGCGTTCCTGTATCGGCATACACCACGTCTCGAGCTTATCCCGCACCCAATCGTAGTCCACCTGCCCCGGTATGATGAGCCTGTGTTCGAGGACGTTCGGGGCTGTCAGGCTGTTCAGGCGAAACTTAGCCCAACGGTCGCCTTTCTGTGAGCGGGCGGCATAGCCGATAGGAGTGTTCGGGTTGAACACCAACAGAATACGGCTGTCGCCCTGCAGGTTACCCTCGATAGCCGCAAAGGTGTCGTCGCCGATACCCGAAGCCTCGGTAATGACGAACATCGTGTGTACGGCGTGAAAGCCCGACCACGCCTCGTGGTTATGCTCGTCAGCCTTGAAGCCTGTCAAGAACCATTCGTCGAAGTCGGTGCGGATATCGTAGGCATTCATCCTGCCGGGCAGCACTATGCCACGGTTCTTCGCCCTGTTGAACAGGCGACTGACCTCAGGTATCATGATATTCTTTACCTGTCGGTCTGTCGGGGCTGTGAGGGCGACCTTGGTGTTTTCTATCAGCTCTCGGCGGCTGTTCCAACGTGGCGTGAGGTACATAAACGACACAGCGGCGCAGGCGGCAACGAAGTCCTTGCCACGGGCTGTTCCCGACGCAACACTCGTGCGTGGGTTGAACTGCACCGAGGAAAGTATCTCCTGCTGCTCACGATCGAGCGTCACCCCGAGGGCGTCACGGACGAATCTGTTCCAATCCTCCCGCCACGCCGTCAACAGGGCGACACCCTGCTTGCGTATTCGTTCGTCATTTCTGTTCACTTGAAATTAGCCGTTTTTAGGCGATTTCTCGCCGTTTGTCGTTTGAGTGGATAACTTATACCAATAAATAATTTAAAGCTGACAGCGGGGCTAAAAACAGGCTTATTCGCCGTTCTGTTGTTCAGCCTCATCCAACATGCCGCTCTCCATGAGGAAATTCGCAAAGGACATCTCGCCCTCGACCTGTTTCTTTTCCGGGGCGTACAGCCCGAGCAGCTTGCGCCGCTCCGCCAACTGCTGACGTATCTCGGATATATAGGCGGGGTTGCCGAGCCCCTGAACGTTGCGGGTGCTCTCCTCGACAAACAGGGTGCGGGTGCGCTGTCCGTCCTGCCCCTGTTGCTGCTGCGCCTGTTGTCCCTCAGGTCGTCGCTCAGGCGCACCCTTGCGGCGGCGGTAGGTCTGCGTATAGTCCTCCTTGCTCTTTTCCCATTGTTCCCACAGCTCTCGGACGGTGTCGTCAATGCGGGTCAGTTCGAGCTGCAGGGCTTCGTCCATATCCTCGAGGCGGCTTTCACGCCATTCACGCAGAAGCGTCTTAATGTCGTTATGCACCGTCCCCTTGGAGTAGGTTTTCAGGTCGAGCCGAGCCATAACCTCACAGCGTATCTTGCCGAGCGAATAGCCCCGTTTATACAGCTGTGACACGATTTCAAGCCGTGCCTCTTTCACCTGATTTCTGACCCTGTTCTGATAGAAGCTCATAGCGTTTTGGTCTGTTTGAGGAATTCCTGAAAGAACTCCAAGTTACACGATGACAGCTCTATGTACGATTTCCCGAACTCGGGGAACGTGTGAACGGCGAAATGGCTCTCTGTCAACAGCCACAACGCCGTGTAACCCTGAGGCGTGAAGTGGTGGTCTGTGAAGCACAGGATATTGAACCCCGCCTGTCGCAACAGCCCGTCAAACTTCGCCCTCAGCTCCTGTGGGTTCGTTTCCTGAATCCACTCGGAAAAGTTCCAAATCTTCGCTTGCATACTCAATCTTTTTGAATGTTTTCTTTATGTCCTTGGTCGCCCCCTTGTAGAACACGAGGATATTTTGGTGCATCTTCGCAACCTTGCGGCTCTCCATGTACCGGGACGCACGCAGGGCTGTTGAAGCCCCTGTTTCGATAAGGATAATCTCATTGTACAGGCTGACCCCGTTGTCCTTGAAGATACGCTTGATGTCGCCCACAAAATCGTAATAGAAGCCTGTTGACTTGTCGCGCACGTCGCCGACGACAATAACAGCGAAACGGTCTTGACGCAAACAGCCCAACGCCGCCGTGAAAGCGTTGCGGAGTATGGCGATGAAATCCTCATAGCTGCCCTGATTGCTTGCGTCGTTCGGCAGATCACTGTATTTTTCGAGGTCGAAGTAGGGCGGGCAGCTGAACAGGAGGTCTTGGCTCTCAGCCTCGATGTGCTGTGCGACGTTCTGTCCGTCATCGTTGATATAGCGGGCTGTCATACCTTGCACACGCTCGTTATTGAGCTGCGCCTGTTCGGGGCGGAGTTCAACGCCTGTAAACTCGTTGCCGAGGTAAGCCGACACATAGCCGAACACGGAATCCCCGGCGAAACAGTCGAACGTCTTACAGTTCTCCAAGCCGAACCAACGGCACACCAACTCAGCCATAACAGGGTCGAGCAGTGAAACCCCGGCTGACAGGACTTTGCTTGCCTCACGCTCTTTCACGTCGTCGGGCACATACTTGTCGAGGTATTCCTTGAACGACAGCCCGAGTTCCTCACGGTGTTGGCGTGTGCGCTGATACAGGTCTTTATACTTGATTTCGGGGCTTGTAATCAGCGTATCGTTACGGCTCTCGCCCATATCACCGATAAGCTCCCGCCAAATCTTTTTACGGGCTTGCCAATAGCCCTTGCGGGTGTCGAGGATAGAGAACGGGGGGACGACGAAACGGTCATTCAGTGAGCCGTTCTCAGGCTTGCTGTCAGCCGTCGAGCCGCTGCCGTCACCGCCGCCCGAGCCGTCGTTCTGCCATACGTCCAAGCCCCAATCGTCGAGCTCTGTTGAATCCCACTCGTTGGCGAGTGCGTCCATGTCCCATTCACCGTAACCGACGTTGTCCTTGATGATAAACTCTCGCTGCTCAGCGTCGGACAGCTCGGAAGCCTTGATAACAGGCACGGTCGGAGCGTCTTTCCATGTCGCCCAATAGCTGAGCAGGTTATCCCGCTCAGCCTGTGTCTTCTTCTGAAAGTCATTCAGCCCGGCGAGGCGTTCGTTTACCTCCGTGATATCCATATCCTGTATGGCAAGGAGAGCCCGGTAACGCATATTACCGCCGAGCGCAACAAAGGTGTTGTCAACGACAACAGGGCGCAGCTCGAGCATTTTCGGCAGCACGAGAATGCTGTCAATCAACTTGTCGAACTTCTCCTTGCTGATAGTACGGGGGTTCGCCGTGTTGACCTTAATCTGTGTGATTTTTAAATGTTCCGTTTTCATTTTTCCCATTGTTTGTCTTGTTGAAATTCGCCGAACAGTCCCCAACGGCACATAGAGGCGTATATCGGGGTGTCGAGCAGGAATTGTTCTCTCAGTTGGCGGGGGTCGAGGCGGACGGTGTCAGTTTTCAGGACGTTCCCCTCCGTGTCCTGTATGCACCTATCAACCTCCTGTTTGCCTATACAACAGGCGAGGGACACGAGGATTGTGCGCTTGTACTTCCTTGCCGCCTCGATAGCGAAATGGCGGGCGGCGAGGTTCAGCGTGAGGTCTGCCTTGCTTGCGTCCTTAGTCCAAGGAGAGCCGCCACCGATACGGCAGTTGCCGCCGTAGAAGTCAACAGCCAATTTGCGCCCTGTTGTACCGCAGTCAGCGATAGAGCTGTGGCGGACGTAGCGTCCTGTGCCGTTGATGATAAGTTCATAGTCGCCGCCGACACGGGTGCGCACATGCTGTTCGACAGCCGCCGTGTCCGTGTCATGCAGCAGTGGGATAGCCACAATGAGTTTCTTGATTGTGCCCTCGTCCTCCATAACGACCTGCGTCTTGATGTCAAGCCCGCCGAGCCCGCTGTCAAACAGGCTCTTGCAGACAATCTTGGCGATGTCATGGTCTATGGGCATTCCGTGGGTGTCGGGGTTGTCAACGTCACAGAAGCCGAAGAAGATACCTTGGTCGCCCCAACCTGTCAGCCCCTGAGCGATGTCGGGTGACTGTTGGCTCAGGTGGAGGTGGACGTTCAGGTCTTCGCCGCAAATGACATTCTCACGCCCCCAACGGGCTTGATACTCTCGGGTGTACCCGATTTCACAGACAGCCCGGCGGACGAACTGACGGAGCTGCTTGTTCGTAAACTTAGCTTTCGAGGCAACCTCGCCGCCAAGGGTGACGTGGCTGTCCTTAATCTGCACCTCGACGGCATATCGTGTGTCGGGGTCATGCGTGATGTACCTGTCAAGCAGGTACTGCGAAATGTAATCCGCAATCTTGTCGGGGTGTCCGAGCGATACGTATTCCGAAATTCTTAGCATGATACTGTGTTTTTAAAATATGAGTTCATACACAAAGGTAGTTAAATGTTTATAATATAATCACATTTTGGAGCAAAAACTGTCTAATTTGGAACGTTTTTACCCATTTTCGACACGTTTTAGGGCGTTTTTAGCCCGTTTATGGCGGTTTTTAGCAATTCAACTGTTTTCGTCCGTAACAGCTCCGAGGGCGTTGTACGGAACACCCGCCACCCCATGAGCGTGGCTGTGTTATACTTCTCGATGTCACCGAGGAAACCCTGCGGACGGACATGTCGCCCGCCTGTGTACACGCCGCCCTCAACCTCGAGGGCTATCTTGTGCTCGGGTATCGCATAGTCGAACCGCCACATCCGCTTCGGGTGGAAGCGGTACTCCTTGACACACTCAACGCCGAGGTCTGTACGGCAGATCACCGTGAACACGTCGCGCCGCTGAGCTGTTATTTGATTCTTTTTCGCCGTCTGTCGGCTTTTCTTTTCGGTAGTGTTATCTTGTCCGTTCATATTCTTTTAACGCTGATATGGGGCTGAAAACACGGCAAGACGACAAACAGGGGAAACCGTGTCCCCTGTTGCCCGCCTGTGCCGGGTGTCGCCCTGTGTTGATTAAAACGGGAGGTCGTCGATGTCGTTCTGTCCGAGCGTTCCCTGTACCTGCATACTCTGTGGAGCCTTGGGCTTGATTTCTCTCATGCCGCCGAGAATGGGCAGGGAGCGGCGTTCCTCCTCTGTCATTGTCTCACGCTGTTCACGGGGCACGTCAGCCTTTACGCAGTGTGTCTCGTTGTACTGCGGGTTCTGCATTTCAATCGCCGTCAGGCTTAAATAACAGCCCTTTTCACCGAGGAACATGCCCTCGCATTCGTCAACCGGGATAATCAGGCAGCGTTTCGTCGCTGTCTGTCCTTTCAGGTTTCGCATGAAAGCTCCTTTGAGCTTCAGCAGGTCGATTCTGATTCCAAAATTTGCCATACTCTTAAAAATTGTTTGAATTATTATTGTTCACGGCTGTAACACCGTCAGTTAGCTCTTTCAATTCGTAGTCGAGCGTCAGCCCTTGGAGGGTGTTGTCCTCCGTGTTGCGCTTGATACGTATGCGGTCGATGATAACCCCTTGCTGCTCTGCCTGTTGTATCACCTCGAGCAGCTGTTTTCTTACCTGTTCCTGTCTTTCCATTGTGTCGAGTGTTTAGCCCTTCATACGTCCGAGGAACGCAAGTCGGATAACGTCGTAAGCGTGCCCGGTAACGGCAAATTCGAGCATACAGTTATCATCAGCCGTGTCATTTATGCGCAGGATTCTGTACACCGTGCCGTTGCGAGTGATAGAACCTGTCAGTTCAATAGCCTCTGTTACCTCCTCGTCGCTGTGTGTGTCGAAGAACTCCTCGAGGCTGTGGAGGATGTGCTGCGTCAGGTATTCCTCGCCGTACGCCTCCTGAATCTTGTTCTGTTTTCTTAATGCGAATCTCATATCATCGTAATGTTTTAAAATTGATATTTAGAACGGGCAATCCTCAACCGGGGAGAAATCAAACGTCGCCGCCTGTTCCGCCTCCTGTGCCCGTCGCAGGAGTTCCCGTTGTATGTGGTTCTCGTTGTCCCATACAGGCTCTGAGCCGGGCGTGTACGGGGCGTAACGACCGTTGTTCAGGTTGTATTTGAACTGCGCCGTTCCGCACTCTCCGAGATGTCTGAATTTCACTTTCTGAACGTGAACCTCGACCGTGTTCTCAGCCCTGTTACGGTGAACCACAATGCCGAAGTCCGCTTTATTGAAGAAGTTCGCCGAGCCGCTGATGTCATACAGTGTCGGGGCTTCGATAACTCCGTCCTTATTCCTTGGCTGCTTCGTCGGGTGCGCCATGAGTATTATCAGGATGTCGTTAGCCTGAGCGAAGTTGGTCAGCTTGTCAAGCAGTTCACTGATATACTGAGTTTCGTTACGCCCGCCCTGCTCACTTTCAAGCCTGTTGTACGGGTCGATAACGAGAGCTTTTATGCCCCGCCGACGAACGAGGTATTTAGCCTTGTCGAGGATATTGTCAACCTTGAAGTTATTATCAGGGGGAGCGATGAAATAGAAGTCCTGTTCGATATGCTCCTTTACCTGTTTGTATTCGCCGTATGTCAGCGTCTCACGGCTGAACTTCTTTCCCGTGAACTTCTCTATCAGCTTCGAGGCATGATACGCGAGAGGGGCGTTTTCGGGGCTGAAATAGGCGAACCTCCACCCGTAGTTGATATTCAGCCGCTCGGCGATTTCGTCGATGAACTCCGATTTACCCGAGCCGGGTATACCTGTCACGATACACAGACGTTTGGTCTCGAAGCTCAACAGGCGGTCGAAGTTGGGGTGCCCGATAGTCACGCCCCGCTGCATACCGTGTTCAAACAGGGCGTCGAGGCTCTGTTCAAAATCGCTTACCGTGAACACCCCGTCGAGCTTTATTTCGGGAGCGTCGGAGAGGCATTTCAGGAGGCTCTCCTGTCCGAACTTCATCAGGTGTTCGTTAGCGTCCTTACAGCCCTCGCCGTACTCCAACACCCGGCAGCGTTCAGCCCCGAATCGGCGGATAAGCTCATCACGCAGCAGCACGCCCTTGGTATCGGTGTCCGAGGCTATGTAGATGGTTTCCTTATCGTCGAAATACTCCTCTATGTAGTCGTCGAGGTAGTCGAGATTGGCGTTCGCCCCGTTCGGCACGCTGATAACGTCATGCCGCCCGCATTCGTAGAACGAGAGAGCGTCCATTTCGCCCTCTGTGATGATACACTCCTTACAGCCCTTAATAGCGTCGATATTGTACGGGAGCAGCTCAGCCCCGGTACACAGCTTGAAGCATTTATCGCCTGTTCGGAATTTCGTGTTCACGAGCTCCCCGTTGTGGAAGTAGTTGAACTGAACGGTGTTCGCCTGTCCCTGCTTCTGCGGCATCCATTCCTGTCCCTCTGTTATACGCATGTCGGTCAGCGTCTGTGCGCTTATGCCTCGCCCGTTGAACCATGCAAGAGCCCTGTCCGACACGGGGGCTGTCGGGCGGGGCTTGGGCTTCTGATACACGGGCTTCTGTCGGCGTATGGGAGCGTAGTTATGCCAATTACGCTCACGCTCCCAATCCTCCTTTTCAGCCGCACACCCTGAGAAGCCGCAGTAGTGGCAGTGGAACTCGCCCGTGGCGAGGTTAATTGACAGGCTCTTGTCGCGCTTGTCTCGGCGTTCATCATGGCATTGCGGGCAGAACACTTTCTTGTTGCCTGAGTGCGCCCCGTAGGGGGCTTGTATGCCGTATTTTTCCCAATTCATTCTCATAACAATATCCAAGTATTAGTGGCTGCGTCCCATGAGTGTCTGTCGGACGGTCTCGCCGGGGCGTTGGCGGGTATCGTCGTCTTACCTGTTCCGTAGGTTCTTCGCCCTGTGTTGTCGATGAACTCACCGACTCCGAGCGTCGGCTGTTGTGCCGTGTGTTGAGCCGCTGTGCCTCGTTGGTTGGCGTAGTTGCCCTCCATCACCTTGACCCAATTCGTCGGGTTCGAGAACAGCCAATCGAATGTCGCCGTCCAATTGTGGTTGTTCGCGCCCCTGAGGAAGTCGGAAGCGATAACAGCCCGGAACAGCTGCTCGGTGCGTTCGCGCCATACCTCAGGCTTGCCGAACTCCGCAAGGCGTGCCTTGATTTTCGCCCGGCGGCTGTCCGATACGGTCTGTACCTTTGGAAGCTGCGCCCCGCAGATCGAGTTCCACATCTCGGCGATTTCCTGATAAGGAACTTTGGCGGCTGTGTCCCCTGCGATAGCAGGTATATTTTCTTTTCTATTCTTTTCCTTACCTTTCTTTTCATTACTATTCTTTACGTTATCGGCTGTTATAGCTGTGTTATCAGGTGTTATAACTGTGTTATCGGAGGATTGCTGTCCCCAACGTTTCTGCATACCTATGCGCCCGGCATTGCTCCGCTTTTCTTTCAGGCTGATAACGTCCTGTAAGCGTTGGCGGTGCGCCTGACTGTAAACACCCTGTCCGTCCTCCGTGCGCTGCAGCAGGTTCAGGCGGAAACAGTACTCAACCACCTCAACGAGCCGCTCCCGTGTCACGTCGAAATCGGCGGCAAGGAGTTCCTGTTGAAGCTTTGTGAAGTCAAGCTCGAACCCGTCACTGTCGGTCAGCACCTCGAGCAGGAAATTCCATACGGCATAACCCTCCGTGCCGAACTTGCGGCGGAGAGCTTTAATCTTGATATCGTTGCGCATATCCGCATCATGGTAGAAGTAACTTGCGCATAATTTTATCGGCTTACCCATATTGTCACCGTGTTTTTAGATAGTTAGTAATATCGGTTACATTGTCGCTATGATAGATTTGCGGAGCTTCTCATTACGGCTGTTCCAATCGAAAGCCCGTATCATCCACTGTCGGTAGCTCAGGGGGATATCGGCTATGCGTGAGCCGACGTACTTGCCGAACGGCATAACCTCAATGGGTGCCTCAGCCTGTCGGTCGATAGCCTGTGTATCCTCCCTGTTGTACTTTCCGATGTCGCTTATCGGAATGCCTGATAACAGCCGCCCGCCCGTTCCGAACATGCGCCACATTCGTCCCTGCTCGAAAACGATGTCCTCAACCCGCCCGAAGCGTTTCACGTTGCCGCCGAGGTCGCAGATCAGGCAATCCTCCTTACCGGGGTCGATACGGGTGCCACGCCCGACTATCTGATAATACAGGGCTATGGAGGCTGTGCTTATGCCGAACACTATGCAGTCGATACCCGTATAGTCGAAGCCTGTTGAAAGCACACGGACGTTGAATATCACACGAATCTCGCCCCGGCGGAAACGGTCTATCACGTCGGCTCTCTCGCGCTTGTCCTGTTCGCCGTATATCACAGCCGAGCTCGGGTATTTCTCCGAGAGGTCGATAGCGTCCTGTACCGAGGGAACGAACGCAAGGATATGGCGGCGTTCCGGGTGTCTGTCGAGGGCTTCTGTTATGGACTGTGTGCCGCCGTTCGCGTCGTAAGCCTGTTGTACGCTCTCCTCCGTGTATTCCGATTTCGAGGAGTTGAATATCAACAGGCTGTCGTCGAAGCTCTGCATCTCATACTGCAGCTTACTCCAATAGCCGAGCTGTACCATTTCGCTCACCTGTCCGACGTGTATTATCTCCTTGAAGAAGTTGCCCTTTTTGGAGCGGCTTGTCAGCATAACGAGCTTCGAGAACGTCTGCCCGTCACGGTCACGGTTCGTTTGCAGCTTCACCGGGGTTGCGGTTATGCCGAGAACGTGGGTTATGCCGCTGTCCTGTAAGAACCGTCCCAACATGCTGTCAGCCTCACGGGGGTAAAGGTGCGCCTCGTCGATGAGCATTTTCGTGAAGCCGTATTCCTTGAATTTAGCCCCGAGATTCTTTATCGAGCCGATAGTGGCGTAAGTTATCGGGGCTATCTCCTTGCGCCCGAAACTCGCGCTGTAAATGCCCGCATTCAGGGCGAAGTCGCCGCATAGGTTGAGATATTTCAGATAGTTCTGTTCCAACAGCTCCTTGGAGGGCTGCAGGACTATCAGTTTGTCAGCCGTGTTCTTGGCGACGTAGGCTGTGAGGATTGATTTGCCCCAAGCCGTCGGCAGGACTATCAGGCTCGGTTTCGGCTTGCGCTGTTGGAAGAACTCAATCGCCTTTTCGATTGGCTCTCCCTGATTTTCTCTGAGTGTTATCATTGCTTTTCCTGTTCCTAACAAAGTAAGCTCCGCACACAGGGCTAACCTCGCACAACAGCAAGTGCGACGGGATTCCTTTCGGCTGTCCCACCCATATACGGAGCTTGTATTTCGGTTTATCATGTTCACTGTTCGGTTATTTTCGATTATGCTGTAATCACTTGTTGCGCAAAAGAAGTCGTTCTAACAGGGGCATATCAGCGGCTCGGAGCGGCTGTTTCGCTTCGAGCTTCTTTTTCAACAGCCCGGCAAGCCTCACGCTGTTGCTCACCCTGAGCGACGTTTGCGGCGTGTTGGCTATCATCAGGTCGAGGAACTTGATAATATAATCTCGGTCTTGATTGCTGATTGTGTACATGGTGCTGCGTCCTCCCTGCGTCTGTGTTATTTCAATAACAGGCGGCGTGCGCCCTGTGTCGGTACGATGAACGGCTTGGCGAGGTCGGGGTGTGCAGCCTGAAACGCCTTAGCGTCGAACTTCTCACTCGCTTTCGGGGCTTTCCATGTGGCTATGGTCTGCCCGCCGTAGCTCAGAGCCTCAGCGTCGCCGAAGCCCATTTTCAGCTTCGCCTCCAACTCCTCCTTGCGCTTCTCGATAGCGTCGAGCTCCTTCTTCACGTCCTTGAGCTGACGGTAAGCCTCGAACACCTCGTCGGAGGTTTCTACTATCTTCCCGTCCGTGTGGCGGTTATACTTCAACAGAACGTCGGCAACGTTCGTCGCAGCGGGTTCAGCCCCGCCCTGAATGTTGTCACGCCAAAACTTCTCTGCCTCCTCAACGAGCCACCCGAAGAAGTCGGGAACGAGCTCGAGGTTCTTATACCCGAACTCCCTGCCTGAGCAGAGCCAAGCCAACGAGCCCTGTTTATACCCGGCAACGCCGAGCTGATACTGAACCTGACAGAACCAATGCTTGGGAATGTCGTCGCCGTCGATAGACATCTGAGTGGTCTTGCACTCGAGGATTCCCTTGTTCTGATTGTTGCGTGGCTGTCCCGCAAGCCAATAGGTGCGGTCGGGGCTGACCTGCAGATAGGTGCGGTCGTTGTCACGGATAAGCCAATCACCCGCTGATGATTTGATAATATCCTGCCCGGTTTCGTCATGCCAAAACTGAGCCACTGCGTCCTCGAGGTAGTGTCCGGCTTTCATTGCGAACGTCTCCTCCTTGGCGGGGTCGAGCCCACGCTTTCTGCGCCATAGCTGATACGGGGTTTCCCAAGGGTTCAACCCTACGATTGTGGCAATCTCGCTGCTGCCGATACCTGATTGTCTGTACTGCAACCACTCGTTGCGGTCTTTCGGTCTGATAACTGTGTTACTCATTTTACTGTTATTTTTAGCGGTTATTAAAGCGTCTGCCGGGCTTTCAGAGGGAGTGTCGTATGTTTCTCCCTCCGAACGTTGCGGGGCTTGTGCGCCCGCAAAACAGCCCGTCAGTCGGTAATTATTTCTTCACTGAGGCTGATTTCTTTGCGGCGGGCTTCTTCACCTCGCCTGTTTCTGTGTCAACCTCCTCTGCTGCTTCATCAGCCGGGGCAGCTCCTGTCGCACGGGCAATTGCCGCCGCCGCTTTATCCTGCGCCGAGGCTGATTTCTTGTCGGCTATCTTCTGCTGCTCGGCTTCGCGCATGGGGTCGATGAATGTTTCACGGACGCTCGTCGTTCCCTCCTTAATGGCGTTCGCCGTGGCACGCAGCTCGAATACCATCTGCTTGTCGATGTCGGTCAGGGCGTGTACACCGAGGTAGTTGAATATCATCTCCTGTGTCACGCCGAGTTTGGCGAAGTAAGCCATCATGTTCTGACGGCTCTGCTCGAGGTCGATAGCCTGTCCGAGGGCTACTTTCTTCACCTCGTTGATAACTCTCTTCGTGAATGCCTTGGGGATAACAGCGAGAACGGCGTTGCGGAAAGCGATTGAACAGGCGGCGTTGCCTGTAACAACCTGCATGTCCTCTGAATATGTCTTGCCGCTCTTGGTGGTTATGCGGCGGGGCACGTTCTTCGATACGGCAAGGTTGCTCTCGAGGTCATGGCAGATAGCTTGAGCCGTGATAGTCTTACCGTCGTTGCCGATGATACGGGTGGCGATACGGAGGTTGCCCCATGAGGAGGCGATGATTTCCGCCATACGAACCGACAGCCCCTCGATGATAGAATCGTTGCCGTTGCTGTCCTTGCGGCGCAGAACGTAGAAGCAGTCCTCGGCTGTTTCCTTATCCATTGTGGCGAGTGTCTCGATACGGTTCAACACCTGTGCGAGGTCTCGCGGATACTGTTTTGCGGTAGAGATTTGGATGTCAACTTCCGCACGGTTGATAGCTTGCAGCATGTCAGCCTGTTTGATTTCGATGATTTCGTCCATAGTACTGTATGGGATTAAATTGCCTTCTTACCGCTTCGGGCTCTTGCGTTATTCCTTGCCGTCACGACGTATGTCGCCGCCCGGCTGTCTATTTCCTTTTCTGTTGGTACCCTGTTGTCCGTGAGCCAAGCCGTAAGCTCCTGTTTGTCGAAATACAGCTTGCGGGACTTCTTGAAATGGGGTATCTGTTTCGAGCTTGTCAGTCGGTAAAGGTGTCCGATTGATAGCCCGGTGAACTGCGCCGCCTCCGTCAGGTCGAGAACAGGCTTAGCGGCTATCAGCGTGAGTCGTTCGATACGGTCGAGCCGCTCCGTGATCTGCCTGTATTGAGCCTCCTCGTTCATGATAAATCATCATCTTTGAATTCGGGCATATACCCGTGTTGGTCGAGACACTTACCTATGCGCCATATCAGCCAACAGGCGGCTGCGGCTGCGCCCTTAATCAAGAACCACTCAGAGAGGGGCATTGGGTTGTACGGGTCGTCGTCCCCGGCGATTACCATGAAAGCTATTAAGCCGAGCGTGGCAAGCGTATAGAAGCAAGCGTACTGAATGAGCTTCTTCTGTTTTTCGTTCTTCGTTTTCATGCCTCAACCTCCTCTGCCTGTTTCTGTCGTTCCTCAACACGGCGCAGGATAACATAGATTGTCCCGACGCTGTGTATGTTATAATTCTTCATGAGGTGCTCCATGACACGAGTTTTACTCTGTCCCGGAAGCGCAACGAGCTGTTGATACTCGTTGTAGATAGCCAAATCTCGTCTTTCGCGTTCCGTTTGGCATTCCGTCTTGAAAATCAATGGTCTGTCCATACTTGCTAATGTTAAAATTCGATTTTACTTATCAGTTTATTTCCGATTTTATTTCTTATTTTATATCTTTGTGCGGTTATTAAACCGTAAACGGTTGCAAATATAAACAAAGTTTTCATTTTGCACGAATAAATCGAAACAAAAATTATATTTTAACAATAATTATATCTTCATGGACACATTGCAAAGGTTACGCAGAGTCATTAATTGGCTCATCTTTCAGGAGATAGCTGACAGCGATAAGGACTTGGCAGATAGGTTGGGCTATACGAAATCGTCGTTCTCACAGATACTGAACGGCAAAGTTCCCCTGTCCGAGAAGTTCGTGAAGAAGCTATGCTCCCTCGACGAGAATATAAACGGAGTTTGGATTTTGGAGGGCGACGGCGAGATGCTGTTGTCAGGCAGCGGCGATAGCCTGAACAGTCAAAAATCCGTCACTATCCCCGCCGACGTGTGGAATGTTATACAGGCGCAAGCACACAGCCTGTCCTCTCGCGATAAGCAGATAGACGAGCTTATCGATATGCTGAAATCACAGCTTGCCGAAAAAGAAAAAACGGATGTCCGCCGGGGCGACACTGTCACCTCTGCTGTTGCCGGGTAATCGGCTTCGGGGCTATGCAAAGGAAAATTCCTAAATACTGAATGTCATGAATACCTCATTACGAACACTCATCGCAGGGTGCGCCGCTGTGTTAGCCGCCCTGATCTGCGCCCCGCAAGGCGCAACAGCACAGAGCCGTGTGGACGAAGCCCCGGCGCAGTTATCAACCAAGAGCCGTGACCTCGCGAAAGCCGTTTTTTGGGAGCAGGACAGCAGGACGGGGAAATGGGTCAGCCGCAAGCACGACAAACTTAAATACTACGGGGAGGGCGTGCGCTGTGTGAACTTTAAATCTGTTTTCCTTGGAGAGTATGCCGGGCAGACGTATATGTTCCTCGACTTTTGGGATTATCATTGGCGTTACCCAAACTTGGAGCAGGAGTGGATGTACGCGGAACAGGTGTGGGCGTTCCTCCTTACAGCCGCCGACATCGACACGCTGAGCAGCCTCGAACAGGGTGCGCCCGCCGTAACCGTGACGACACATTACAGCAACATGATATCGAAAGCCAACGAGGAGTACTCGTTCCCGTTGTTCCTCAGGCTAACCGAAACAATGCGCTCAACCGGGAACAACGCCCGAACGGACGTAGCTTTCATGGCGCAGCGTCTGAACGACGGCGGGCGGGACGTTGTTCGGTTTATGACATACCCCCGTGCCGTCGTGACGGAGCTGTTCGACGACGAGTACTTTGAGATTGATTACAGCGATTATATGGGGCTGTTTACGCCCGATAAGACAACGAATTATAAATAGACCGTATGCATACACGTTTACAGGAAATCATCAGGTATAAAACAGGCGGCAAACAGACCGAGTTCTGTAACGGGATAGGTTGGACGCCGCAATACCTTGCCAAGCTCCTGCGTGGCGAGAACTTCGGCATTAAGCCTGTTGTCCGCCTGTTGGAGTACTTGCCCGAAATCAGCGCACGTTGGCTGCTCCTCGGAGAGGGCGACATGTTGGAAGCCGGGCGAATGTTCCACCTCCAACGGGAGGCTATCTCACAGGTTCAGTCGATACTCGAAATGGAGCGGTACCTGCCGTTCATGTCCCCGGATGATCTGCGGGAATATGAGCAAGCCGTAATGACAGGCAGAAAGCCTGTTTTTAGCCCCGACACCGTTTCTTCTTGGAGGCAGCGGGCAAGTGAACGAGAACAACAAAATCAGGCGAGATTCGCCGCAGCAATAAGTAAATCGAACGAGCTATGCAAACAGAGGACAGTCAAAAGATAATCAGCCGCTTCTTTGAAGCCCTGTATCACCTGAAATCCCTCGGAATTATCCGAGGCAAGCAGACCTTTACCCGTGACTTCGGCATAAACCGTTGGAACCTGAACACCCTCGAAAAGGACATGTCGAGGGACATCTTTCAGACGGCTTGGCTCAACTACCTTGTCGAGCGTTACGACGTGTCGGCTGAGTGGCTGTTGACAGGGCGGGGGGAGATACTATCGAGGAAGAAAAAACAGCGGGCGGAAGCCGCCGTATGACAGCCACCGCCCGTGTGTGCGCCGGGGGAATGTTATTCCTTCGGCTTTTCTTTTTTCTCGCCGCCGAGCTTGGGGAGTATCGAGGGAATGGCAGCGACCGCCGCCTGTTTGTTCTTATCCAACACCTTGGCGTATATCTGTGTCGTCGATAGCTCACGGTGTCCGAGGAGCTTGCTCACGGTGTAAATGTCGGTACCGATATCCAACATCATCGTCGCAAAGGTATGCCGTGCGCAGTGGAACGTAATAACCTTATTTATACCCGCACGTGCGCACCAAAGTTTCAGCGTCGTATTTGTACACGACGGCGAGTGAATGTCCGTAAAAACGTGTTCTTCGGGCTTTCCGGGCACGCCCATGAGCTGAGCCGCCTCCTCGGATATGTCGAGGTATTCCTGTCCGCTCGTTTTCTTCTGTCGGAAAATGATACGGGTAAATTCGCCCTGTTTATGAACATCGCCCCACGTCAGCCGCAATACGTCACTGCGGCGCAGCCCCGTCAGACAGGAGAACAGGAACGCCGCCTTGATCTGCGGGTATTCGCATTCCGTTTCGGCGAGTAGTTTCACCTCGTCGATAGTCAGGTACATGCGTGTGCCTTCCTCAGCCTTGAAGTTCTCCACACCACGTATCGGGTTCGTCTGTATGATACCCTCCTCGTAAGCCTGATTCAAACAGGCTCGGAGTTTATTGAAATAGCTGAGTTTCGAGTTCCGGGCAAGGGGCTTGTCCTTAATGCGCTTGCGGAAGTCATGCCCCCAAGCCACAGCCTCGTTCTCGAGGTAGTCCTTGAAGCCCTGTACCCACTCGGTGGTCACGTCCTCAAACGTGATGTTCTCCCGGCGGTCGTATTTCAACAGGTGGTGGAGGCAGGAGAACCAATTACCCCAATTGCTTCGGCTCTCCTGACCGAGGCGTTTTTCACACAGGGAGCGATAATAGTCGTAGAAGCGGACGTTCTGTGCCGCCGCATTCTTGAAGCCGTACTGTCCGTTGCGCAGTTCGACGACACGCTTGGCACGGATAGCGTCAGCGAGTTTCAGCGTCTCACGGTTCTTCTCCTTGTCAGCCCGTGTACGCTCGGGGACGAGATAGAGTTTCAGATACTCGTATGTGCGCCGCCCGTTCAGATAGATGTCGAGGTACAGGGACACGTTGCCCGAGGACATTGTGCGCCGCCGTAACCTGATAGGTTCTTTTGAATCGTTCATTTTTTTTGTTGCTGTTTGTTGTTGCTAATAGGTTCGAGCAACAAAGTAACAACAAATATTCGACAATTCGGGTATAAACTATGCGAAAATACGATTTTATTTCCGATTTTATTTCCGCTCTAAATTACGCAAAAACGGCTGTAAAACGCCGAAATTGTGCGCCTTACAGCCGACAGTAACTATTTATAACTCATGGAACGACACCCGCCTTACTTTCCGATGCAGAATATCAGGCGACGTGTGCAACATATTGGAACGCTGTGCGTTACGGCTGTCATATCGACAGGCAAGCAACAAATTAGCAACAAATATTGAAATGAACTCATATCGCCTCACGGCGGACGCTCCGAGCCTTACTTTCCCACGCAGAAAGTTCCACGTGGCACAGTCGGAGCTGTCTATCAGAACTATACCTGTGGGTGATTATGCCGATAGCAACAACACAGCAACATAAACGTAAAGAAACAGGGTTTTCAGCCCTGTTTCGTAATCACTTTGTCCTGTTCCATAGACAAAGATAGTTATTTATTCTTGATTCGCCGCACAACGGCTTGAAATATCTTTCTGCGGTAAATGATAGCAAAAAGAATTATCAACGCCCAAAAGCCGTAAATCTGTGTTTTCTGAAACCATGATAATTTCTTCTCCACGGATACGGTCTTTGTTACCGTTCGGGTCTGTGTGACGACCCTGTCCCGGTAGGCGGTGCTGTCCTTTGTCTCGACGGTCTTGTTCGTCGGCACGGCTTTCGTCTGTGCCTTGGTCGCGAGGCTGTGATACAGTGTGCCGTCGGCATTGATACGAGCGTCGCTCTCCGCATAGTCGTTCTCCAAGTGGGAGCTGTCGGCGAGTGTCGTGCGCTCAGCCGTCTGCCGGGGGATGTCAACGAACACAGTATCGGGGACGAGGACAATCCGCTCCCTCACCTCGACACGGACGCTGTCCGCCGCCCTGTTATCAGACACGGTGTCTGCCGTGTGCCATGTGGCACAACAGGCTGTGAACAACAGGGCGGGCGCAAGCGTCGCTATAATGTTTTTAAGTGCTGTCATATTCTATGCCTCGAATGAAATTGAATTGATACGGTTCTTCCAACCTTTGATGAACTTCTTCTGTGACGGCTTGCGGCGGACGATGTCCTCCACGAAAGCGATACGGGCAAGACGAATGCGGTTGAACAATACCCGCTGATCTGCGCTGTTCAGGGCGGCAAGTGTCTGTCGCCCGCAAATGCCGTCAGCCGTGACACCGAGTATGCGCTGCACAGCCTTTACGGATGTGCGCACGCCCGAGCCCCACGCCCAATCGACACAGATGTTCGCCAAGGATTGGTTCTTGATATTGTCGGCTTGCCACTTATCCCAAAAATGTGGCTTCATGACACGCTCAACAGCGTCGTCCTCTGTTATCAGCTTCAGGTCGTCAACGTCTATATCGCCGTCGCCGTCCTTATCATATCCGACCGCACGCCATGTGGCAAGCGTCACGCCCATGTTCGTTGCGCCGCCGCTGTCGTCAGGGTCGTTCACGAACTTACCCTCCCATTTGAGGATAAACCGTTTCAGTTTGTTTATATCAGCCATTTGTTATAACAGTGTTATACGTTGTTATCTTTGTTATCCGCAGCCCCGGCTGTGTTCGCCTGTTGTGGTTTCTGCAGGTCGGACAGGTCGATGTCGAAGTGGCGGGCTGTCTTGTCGATCATCACCTTTTGGAGTATGCGCCAAAAGCGGCTCTCGTTCTCACCCCGGCAGGAGCTTTCGTTCTCGAGAAACGACCACGCCTGCTCGAAACAGATAACGCCCGTCACGATGTACGACAGTGGTACCTCCATGAACGAGAACACCCAATGTTCCACCATATAGGCGAGGAAGATGAGCCACAGGCGTTTCGGAATTGTCTGACGGACAACCTTGCCGAAAGCGAAACTCGTAAACTTGGCTTTCTGACGGCTCGAGCGGTCAGGGTATGCCTCATGCACTCTCTTGTCAAGACGATAGGCTGTGTATGCGTCAGTGACGATGAAAATTATTGCGACCGCAACGAGAGGGAATGTCGGACGGAACTCAGCTATAAACCATCCGAACACCCCTCCTACGGCAGCAAAAGAAATTTTCCAAAGTTTGAAAATGTAGTTCATTGCTAACTTGTTATTAATTGGTGTTCCACAAAGTTATAAAAAGTGTTTATAATATAATCATTTTAACGGCACAAAATGTCAAATAGCCCATATATTTATCAAAAATGAGCCGTCATTTTCACTCGCGTCGTCCGAAATTGTCACGGTCATACTCGTTGATGAGAATGCGTACAGGTTCGCCTTTAGCGGGTTGTCGCTGTCCGTGTCCTGCCCATATCCGAGGATATTAAACATGAGGTTCGTCAGTGACAGCGTCCCGAGCTTCGTCGTCCACGAGGTGGGGAACGTGAGCTTTATCTGCCCCTTGTTCACTCGTGACAGCGTCGGGATAGAGCCGTCGAAAGATTGGCTCTGTGCCCAATTATAGGTTGCGCTGCCTGAGGACGGACTATAATAATACGCCCGCCCATAGAACACGAGCTGCGGGAGCTTCATCCAATTGCCGCTGTGGTGCTTGGCGAGGATTCCGCTGCTCGAACACTGCAAGCCATAGCCGCTGTTCTCTGTTTGGAGCAGCATATTGTTATTCTTGTCCTGCATTACCATGACATAGTTATCAGAGCGGCGTCCGAGGCAGAAACCGTTAGCGAAGAATCGGCTGACATAGAAGTCGCTCTTATACGTTGCCGACAGGTCTTTGCGTGAGGTGTTGGTTGATATGTAACCCCAATTAGCCTCTGCATAGTTTGAAGCCGAAGCCTGTGCCGACAGATAGATAACCAATTTCAGCCTGTGATACCCGGCAACAGTCTTAGTTGATTTACCTGTTATATCAAGCAGCTTCGAGCTGTCCTGTTGCAGAGCCGAGGTATCGACGAGCTGATCTGCCGCCGAACTGACACCACAGGATACAATGGTCTTTATTTCAAGCTTCTTAGTCAGTTCCTCGTCTGAATAGGTTTCAACAGCCACCGTCAACAGGGCATAAGCCCAAGACAGACGTGTCGGCTTGATAGCGTTCGTGCCTGTGGTTTCCTCCTGTAACCTGTCGTCCTCCCTTACCGAGTAGGCGTGAGTGTACAGGTGCCCGGCTGTAACGACCTCCGTCGGTGTGTCCGTGTGCCAAACGTCTGACAGAATAATCTCCTGACTGTACTCGTTAGCGTCCGGGTATTCGTCGGTTATCGGGTTATACGGAAGCCCTCGCACCGTAATGGTTTTACCACGCCCGAGTGTTACGCCTGAGGCATAGCCGTAGGTCGTTTCTGATGTCCCGTCTGATTTGTACGAACGCGATTTGATAACAGCCGTGCCCGAGGTGTCGCCGAACAGGTCTGTCAGGGCGTTGTACGTGTTGCCCTCGAACGAGGTGCACAGGTTGCCGTCCTTGTCGTACATATCCATAGCCATGTTATCAGGCGACAGCTCTATCTTACGGTTATCGCCGTCCACTCCTGTTTCAATCAGGACGTGGCGCACGATTAGCTCGGTCGCCTTGATAAGGTCGGTACGGATATAGCCGCCCTCGATGATTGTTTCTCCGAGTTTTGCCACTTCCTCCTTAGCCGAGGTATCTGCTGATATAAGAATGTTGGCTCGGATGTCATTGTATGCCGTTTCAACAGCCGTATTGTACTTGGAGAACGCCGTATTGAACTTGTCGAAGTTCGTGTCAACTGTCTTGCTCTCAGCCTCCGTAGCCTTGCCGTCGGCAATGGCTGTGTTGATTGATTCCGTGAGCGTGCTGATAGCCGTCATCAACGTGTCGTAAGCTGATTTCAGGGCTTCCTTGCCGCTGTCCGACAGATAGTCGCTATAATACAGTTTCTCATACGAAGCCTGAACCGCCGCCTTGGTATTATTTACAGTGTTGATGTACGTCGCTATTGCCTGTGCCTCGGTTTCGTCAATAATGCCGTCCTTAAAAGCTCCGTCCACATAGTCGTTCAGGTTCGAGATAGCTGTGTTCGCTTCGGTTGCCGAGGTCAGCGCACTGTTAGCCGTTGTCTGTGCGTTCTTAGCGTCCGTCACAGCTTGGTCGGCTGTTGATTGTGCGTTCTCGGCTTTCTTGTTGATAACGGATATAATGGAGTTCGTCGCAACCTCCACCGCTTTATTATAGGCGGCGTAAGCTGTGTTATAAGCGTCGAATTTATCATTGACATCCTTGCTCTCCGCATCCGTTGTCTTGCTGTCAGCGATAGCCGTGTTAATTGACGTGATAAGGTTCGATATGGACGTGATGAGCGTGTTGTATGCGTCCGAAAGCCCTGTTTTCGCTACGCCCGTGAGGTACGTGTTCGCATAGAGCTGAGCATACGAAGCCTGAACCGCCGCCTTGGTATTATTTACAGTGTTGATGTACGTCGCTATTGCCTGTGCCTCAGCCTCCGTAATAATCCCGTCACGGAATGCGTCGTTGACATACGAATCGAGGTCTTTCACAGCGTTGTTGGCGGTGTCGGCGGTTGACTGTGCGTTATTGGCGGCGGTCTGAGCGTCTGATATACTGTCCGTGAGGTCTGTGTACCCGTCCAAAGAGGATAGCCCGTCAGACCCCGACAGGAACTTGATTTTGCCGCATATCTCGCCGTTTAACAGGTCGAAATAGGTGCCGCCGTCCGTTGATACAATCTTATCCGTCGTCACACGTCCGGGGAGGATTTCCGTGAACCCGTACAGGCTGACATAGCTTCGCGCTCCGTCGTACTCACTGTTCAGGATTCCGACTAACAGGTAATAATATGCCTCCTCGCTCTCCAATGCGTGTGCTGTTGTATCAAGCAGGAAAACGCCCGAGCCGGGCACGCCCGCCGTAACATTACGATTGACACGGGCGTACAGATAGTAACGTGCGTCGCTGTCGTCAAGCACCGCACTCGTGTATGCTGACATATTCCAATACAGATATTCAGAGGCGTTATGCTCCGCACTGACGGTCGTTATGCCAAGCGTCATGTGCTTCAACAGGCAACGCCCCACAGACAGCTGTTTCGTCGTTCCGTTGTAGGTTATGGACGGATCGATAGTCTGTTGTGCTGACAGGGTGTTGATGAAACAGAATTGCAAGCTCTCATCGCCGACGAGCATTGACATCGTCTGTACGGATATCGGGGTTATGGAGTTCGTGAAGTTGCTCAACAGCGCAGCCTCCAACATCGACATTGTTTCCTTAGCGTCACGGAAGCGGCGTTTGGTAAATTGCAGAGCTTTTTGGTGGTTATCCTCAACGACGACCTCTTGGCTTGCGATGTCTTTCACGGCTGACGTGAAGCCGCCTGTTATGGTTTCGTTTGACAGCTCAATGGTCGGGCTGTGCGGGTTATTGATATAGTCCTTAATTCCTGTTATGCGAACAAGCACGCCCTCCTTCTGAAAGCTCTCGTCACTGTACAGCACGAAGCCGCCGAGCTTAATACGCCCGCCGATGTTCGTCCAATCCTTTTTAGCCCACAGCCCGTCGAGTTCCCCGGTAAAGGAGAATTTCTCCTCTTCAAGCTCATACAGCTTCTTGACACAGGTTCGGAACATATCCCACTCTGCGCCTGTTTTGGTTTCGTTGTCACAGATATACTCGTCAGGCAACATCACGTTGAATACGGCGTAATGGTTGCCCGCCACGGGCTTAAATGTTTCGTTGGGCATAGTTACACCGTCAATCTCTTGCGGCGTGATTTCGAAGCGACGTGCGGCTTTCTCAACGCCGTTGACTGTCTTTGCCTCATGGATATATTTCACCTCGAACTCATTGCCGTTGGCAAGCATACCGTCCTGAAATACGACGGTCATTGTCTCGCCGTCAATCAGGTATTTCTCATAGTCGAGGTTGGCGGGTATGTCAGCGTCGATAATATCGTAGAAATTGTCGTCCTCATCAACACAGACAACCTCGGAGATGGTACCGACACGCTGAGGATATATGTCCGAGCAGTCCAAGCTGTCCTCAGCCTTGGACGACAGCTCCTTGTCGAGGCGTTGGAGCGACAGCCCGTCGTCCGATGTCACATATCGGCGGGCGTTGGAGGCGTTGAAGCCCTCCTCGTCCTCGAAGTACTCTCCGTCATAGCTGATAACCTGCGCTTTCGGCAGGAGGAGTTCGCTGCTCCCGTATTTCGACAGGTCTATGTTATCAGAGCCGCCCTGCGGGAAGAGGATTTCGCACGGCGGGTTGTCGCCGCTGTTGGAACGGGCAAGTCCTGACTTGAAGCCGTTTCCCTTGCCGTAGGACAGCGGGAGCGGGTTATCTTTGTTATACTCAACCTTACGGAGCGATACACAGCGTCCGACAATCTCATACTCCGTTTCAAATTCGGAAGCCATTTGTTGGAGGGCTTCGATACAGTAGGCATGATCATAGCTGATGAGGTGTTCAGCCGCCTCGATACAGTCGCCCACAGTCCACCCTGTTTCGCGGTCGTTCATGTTATCGACGAGCATCTGCAGGTGCTCACGGGGTGTCGCTGTCAGCGAGAATTTCAGGCGGTGGTCAACCGGGTTGCGGAACTTCCATATCTTGGCGTGCGCCTCAGCCCCCTCAAACGTTACCGTATAATCGAAATACCTGTTATGCTGTTTCTTGAACGCCTCGGGACGCTCGAGCGTGTACTTGTCGGCTTGATACACGATATAAGCCCCGACAGGCAGCTCAACGTGTTCGGCAAGCTGATACTTCAAGACCACGTTATTATCGCCCATGATAGCCCGGTAACGATAGCTGCTATCATCGACGTTTATGTCAAGCAGGACATCCCCTGCGCTGTTGTATATCTTCATTGTTACGCTGTTTATAAGTTATTTTCTTCTGATTCGCCCGCAGTCGCCGCCAAATAATTTATAGGTATGTTTATACCATTCAAAATCGAAAACGCGACTGCGGGCTTGAAATCGCCTTGCCGTATCACGTGAACTGATAAATCTTACCCTTACCGCATTTTGCCGCCTTGATAACCGTCACGAACGGCAGGTTATCCGCCGTCACTTGGTCGAGGCAGCTTTTCAGCGTTTCGGCGTTGGTAAAGAACTTCCCCTCAACAGGCGTTGCCTCCGTCGTTTGGAAGTGAACGAGGTATCGACCCTCACCGTGCGCCGTCTTGACGTTGGGCTGAAAATCGAGTACCATAATCTCGCTGTTCAATATATCAGTAATAGACACCTGTTGACAGTTGAATATCTTTCCATTGTCTTTAGGTAAGATTCCGAGTTCGCTAAACCTTTTAGCCATAGTCCAATCTCCTATCATTAAATGTTACACGTAATACCATTGTCACTCAATACCGAGAGCCTCACAGTCAGCGTCCACCTGCGCTTTCAGTGAGGAACGGTATTCGAGGAACTCCTTATAGCGGGCGATTTTCTCTTTCGCCTCGTCGCTTGTCTTTGACGAGCCAACCATGCCGAGCTGTGCGGCGTTGTACTCGTTGACGAGCTTCTGTTCATGCGATACAGGGCAGACGGCGGCGATAACAGCCTCCGTAATCTTGTTCGCTGTGAGCGGAGCCCACACGGTCACTTCGTCGCACTCCCATGAGGTACGGGTTACGACGGTGTCGTCACTCTCGCCGCCCTGTGCGGGGGCTTCTGTTGTCTTCTCCTCAATGTTATAACGGTACAGATAGCTGCCGTTACCAACTGCCTCCAAGACGGAGGGCTTGCTGTCATAATTTGCCATAATAATCTTTGTTTATAATTGTACGTAATAAATTCCTGCTGTCACTGTATTTCGCCCAACCGAGCCACGAGCACACGCCCTGTTTATAAGCCGGGAACGGCGGGAGCGGTGTGCGTCGGTTCAGCCTCGCAGCCGCCCGGCAGAAGTTCTTCTTAATGGACTTCCTGATGAGCGTCTGTTTATGATAGAAGCGGAAGCCGACGAAATCCACGCTTCGCCCATGCTTGTCGTAACGGTTCTCAGCCACGGGGAACACCTGATAATTGCCTTTCAGCTCCAACCGCAGCTCGTCGTGGAGCTTCGCTTTCAGCTCACGCAACAGCTCCTGCAGCGTCTGTTTGTCGGCGGCGTACATGGTACCGTCGTCGGCATAGAAAACACCCGGTATTCGTTTCACCTCGTTCACCCAACGTATCACATAAGACAGCACGAGGTTGGCGAGATATTGGCTCAGGTAATTACCTATTGGCACGGAGCGACCGTAAACGGGTTGTCCGGGGTTCAACGGGTCGGGAGAGCCGTTCACGCTGTCTATTATCTCATCTATCAGCCACAGCGTGCGTGGGCACTTTATCTTGCGGCGCACTATCTGTTTCAACACAGCGTGATCGATAGACGGATAGAACTTGCGGATGTCAATTTTCAGGCAGTAACGGCTGTTCTTCCTGTCCTCCAATATCCGTTTCGTCTGTTTCATCGCAGCCTGTATGCCCCGCCCCTTAATGCAGCTGTGCGTGTTGTACGGAAACACAGCCACCCATATCGGTTCGAGGACGTTCATTATGGCGTGATGAACAATACGGTCGGGATAATACGGCAGACGGTAAATAAGCCGTTCCTTGGGTTCATACACAGTGAACACCTCATAGTCTGATGTACGGAAGCTCCGTGTCAACAGGGCTTCATGCAGCTTTTCGAGATTCGCTTCACGGTTCTTGTCATGCTGTTGTACACCGTAGGAATGGAGCTTCCCCCGACGAGCCTTTTCATCGGCAAGTCGGAGGTTCTCCATTGAGATTATCTTATCGTATAAGTTACCTATACGCTTCATTGCTCTGCTTTCTATTCGGGGTCTTCGATAGCCCATACAACAGGCGTTTCTACCAATCCCTTTCGGTTTTACTTGAAGTTTTTTGCCAAGTGGCAAGGTCGCTGTCCTATATTGTATCATATTTCACAGGCTGTGAACCTGTTCCGTATAACCTGTTTTATTAGCATAGGTGAGAGCCGATGTTCGCATTCGTATTCGAGGGCACGTTATTCGAATTCGCATAAGCGAAGCCTGCATTCGCACCGTTATTCGCATTACCGCTGAACAGAACCCCACGAGGGCAGCCAACCTGTTTATTTCATTATTTCAATATCACACTTACTCGCTCAACCCTGAGGACGCAGGACGGGACGATTCGCGCTCCCACAGGGGGAGCGGTTCGCTCATCGGGCTATGCGCTTTTCGGGATAAAGCAGAGGCGAGAGCCGACGTACGCAGTCGAATTCGAGGGCACGTAAGCCGAAAGCGCAAAAGCGAAGCCCGCATACGCACCGTTAGTCGCAGAACCGCCGAACAGAACCCCACGGAGGGTTTCTGATGTTGGAATGTTCGTATAGTGATAGTCACAGAAGTAGGTCGTACTGCCGCCGCCCACAGCTGTTGGCATAATATCGCCGTATTCGCCACCGATAATTGTCTTGACATATCCTTCGTTGCGTGCCTCGTTCCCGGCATGACGATAGCCTGTGTAACCGCTGTCCGTGAAATTAGCCGGGTCGCTGCATACGAACACCTTGGATAGGTCGTCGCCGCCGTTGGCTGTTGTCGGGCTGATACGCACATTAATACCGTCAGTCCACTGCCACAGATGTCCGAACGGGTTCTCCACGCCTCTGTATCGTGGCACGTTGAATGTCTTTGTGATAGAGCCACCTGCGTCGGTGTTGTCAACCGTGTAAGCCACAACACCTGTACCGTTACCGAGGCTGTCTGTGGTACCGCAAGGAACGAACGGAAAATAGCCGTTGAACGTGTTCCAATCTCCGTTCCATGTCGTTACGCCGTCGCCAAGCCCGCCCTGCTTGTAACCGTCGGAGGTCAGCTCGGCATTATACGCCGCCTGTGAGTTCAGTGTGGCGTATTCAATCACGAACAGCCAATAGAGCGTCTTGTGTGCGTCGTAGGTCATACAGTTCCACTCCGTTGAGCCGCTCTTGCGGTTACGGGCGTAAGTACGGAAATTCGTGCGGCTGATCTGCGTTGCCGGGCAACCGAGGAACGAGCGGTATGTGCCGTCGTAGGCTGAGTTATTATTACCGCCACGGTAATCTGCGTCGGTGTTGGCAACGGAGGCAAGTTTGTTCGTGCTGCGCTGTACGGTCGCCTCATAAGCCGACACATACATTTTCGGCACGAAGTGATAGCCGGGCAGCGGGTATTCGGACATCATCGCCGTGAGCTGTGTGCCGACAGTTGAGAATTTTTCATAGTGGTCGGGTATCTCGACCATCACCTGTCCTCGTGAGCCGTCGCGCGTCTGCCCCACCCATGTAGTCGGGTTCAGGTATTCGACAACGTTACCGTCGTCGTCCAACAGACAGCCCTTCATGCGGCTCTGAATAGGGAGGCTGCGGTGGAGGTCACTGCTGCCTGTGCGTGTCAGCGTCGGGCTGCTCACAGAGCTGTCGATAATAACGCCGTATGCACATTGGCTCTCAACGTAAGGCAGGAGGGCGGCGAGTTTCGCCTGTTTGCTCTCTCCGTCCTCGTCGAGGACATGGGTAATGAGGTTGAACGGGTTCGTCCCGTCAACGGCGGGCAGGTCTTGCAGACGTTTGCCGTTCTGATAGGCTGTTATCATCTGAGCGATGATAGTTTCTTGTTCTGATGTCAGTGCCATAATTCTACTTATTATTAAATGTTATTACTTTGTTATATCACTGTTATGCGATTGTTAGTTGAACAGGAACGAGCCGTCGGACGTGAGCAGGGCGGCTGAGCGGCTGTTCACGAGGGCAAGCCCGGCACGGCGCACCTGTATCTCAATGGTCTTGAACAGGGCTGTGTTACCTGTCGGAACGACGTGGACGACGGATGTGCCCTCCTGTCGCACCGTTATACGCCCGTCAGGGGCGACAGACACGGCGTTATTATCGCCAAGGTAGAGCACGTTCTTTACAGCGTAAGACGGCTCTAAAACGGCTTGTACGAACAGCTCGGCGAGGTTACCCAAGGTTATCTGTTTGGGATATTCGACGGTCAGGGCTGTCGGGTATAATCCGTGCGAAACTACCTGAGCGGAAGCCTCGATAATCTGTCGGCACTCCTCCGTCGCTTCATTGGCGTTGGTGGTCGCCGTCACAGCGTTCGCCGTGGCTGTGTTGGCGTTGGAGGCTGCTGTGGACGCTGCCGTTGCCTGTGTGTTGGCGTTGCCCGCAGCGGTGTTCGCAGAGTTGGCGGCGTTGATAGCCGTTGTCTTAGCCTCCGTTGCAGCCGTCGCAGCGTCGTTGGCGGTCTTAGCCGCTGTGTTGGCGTTGGAGGCTGCTGTGGACGCTGCCGTTGCCTGTGTGTTGGCGTTGCCCGCAGCGGTGTTCGCAGAGTTGGCGGCGTTGATAGCCGTTGTCTTAGCCTCCGTTGCAGCCGTCGCAGCGTCGTTGGCGGTCTTAGCCGCTGTGTTGGCGTTGGAGGCTGCTGTGGACGCTGCCGTTGCCTGTGTGTTGGCAGATGCAGCTGACGTGTCGGCTGATGTCGCCGCTGTGTTAGCTTTATCGGCGGCGGCGAGGGCAGCTTCTTTCTCAGCCTTGATGTCCGTTATCGCCGTTGTCACTTTCCCGGCAGCGGTGTTAGCAGCCGACGCAGCGTTATTGGCAGCGGTTGTGGCTGTGTTGGCATTCGACGTAGCCGTGTTCGCCTTGGAGGTAGCGTCCGAGGCGTTCTTTGTCGCTGTTTCTGCGGCGTTTGCGGCGGCGTTTGCAGAGGTTGCAGCAGAGTTAGCCGCAACGGTTGCGTCCGTCGCAAATTGGGCGGCTGTGTTGGCAAAATCGGCGACGGCTTTCGTGTCCTTTGCGGCGGCGTTAGCGTTATCCGCAGCCTCCTCGACGAACTCCAAGGACACAGCGACCGATTCGTTATTCGCATCTGTGCCGAGCGTCAACAGCCCCTTTAGGCTGTCCGCCAACGGCATTTGGGATATAGGTATCTTCTTCATATCGCGATATATGTTTAATTACTTATCCGGGGTTAAATCAATGAAGTCCTCGTAGTCCTCCGTACAAACAGGCGTGCCGTCCTCGGTACAAAGGATGATGTCGTCTGTTATGCGGAAGTCACGGTGGAACACCAACGTTAGCGTGAACTCGAGCCATATCTTGCCCTCGGGGAAGAAATTCGTCACCTGACACTGCTTGTAATAACAGGGGAAGGTTGTCTCGATGTCACGCACATACAACATACGTTCGCCGGGCTGAATGAGGGCGTACAACAGAGCGTCCCAATTCCGCCACAGCTCCGTCAGGCTGTCAGCCCTCATCAGGCAGGTCAGCTTCACGTCCTTACTCTTATAGCGCACGTTCTTATCAGTGACAATGGGCTGTCCGTTGCTGTCCTTGACTATCTCGCCGTCGCTGTCACGCTGATATACACGAGAGCCGTCGTATATAGCCCCGGCGACGGACGGGATGTTACGCAGGAGGTTAGTCTTGATCTGCGGGGCTTTCTTTATCTCGGCGAGTGAGCCGTCAAGCACACGCACGCCGTAGGTTGACAACAGCACGTCATCGAGGTCATAGTCCTCCGATACGAACAGGCTGCTCTTGGGTGTGATTGCCGTATCGCCTGACAACGGGAAGTCGTCAGCGAATTTCAGGGTGACTGTCTCGAGCGTTCTGATATATTTATAGTTCGGCTGTGACACGAGGCGGAGCGTGAACGAACGCCCGATAGAGGGGCTGTTGAACTCATGGTAAGCACCGTCGCACAACAGGTCTATCATGGTAAACAGTGCGCTCATACTGCCCGACACGGCGAAGCTCAGCTGCACCTCGTGGGTATTGAGCACGGGGGCTTCGAGGTCAGGTTCAACACCGTCCTCCTCCTGCCAATCGTTCGTCGTGACAGTCTTCAACGGGGGAAAAGCGATAAGCTCGTTCCACCCGTTCTCGGTGACATATACGCCGTACTTATCGTAAGCGTCGTTACCGTCTATGTATAACCGTCCTGTCATCATAAGATTATAGCGTTATCATTTACATTCTTAATCAGCCCGCAACCCTCCTCACTGACAGCCCGAACGACCGTCCACCCTGAGGCGTTCAACACAGCCCGTGCGCCCCTCATGAGGTACACGGTGTGAGAGGACATCGCCCTGCAGTTCACGGTAGCCGTCGTGTCGCCGACGATAACGGCATTTGCGGGGTCTGTCAGCGTTATCAACCCTGCGTCAATATAAACGCCCCAACGCTCCACGTTAAACGGCTTAAATCGCCGCAAAGTGGCTATGTCGGGGAAGCGGTGTTCCATACAGAACTCCATTCCCTGAGGTGTCATAAACAGGCGCACGATATCCTCGACCGTGCGCTCTTTCCCGGTAAACAGGGCACAGGCTCCGAGCTTACGAGCCTGTGCGTATATGTCTTGTATCAACTTCTCCATAACGGCTGTGTGTTATTTGACCTTAATTCCTTTCACTGATATATCGTCGAGGGAGTTCTTGACGGACTTCAACGACGTTTCCATACGCTCGAGGCGGGCTCCGAAGCCCTCTGTCTCGCTCTCGATGTTCAACACCGATTGGAGGATAAGCCCGGCGGTGGCGGCAACCTGTTTCGTCAGTTCGTTGATTGAGTAGGTGTGCCCCTGTATCGCTGTGGCTCGTCCGTTCAGCTCATCGACGCTCTCCTGTGAGGCGGTGGCTATGCCGCTCGAGGAAGCCTCGCGCTCGGCTGTGACCGTGAACGTGTTCTTTACACTGTCAGGCAGGTTCTCCCATATTTCAGCGAATTGGTCGCCGACAACATTCAGGTCGTTGGCAAAGTCTGACATGGAGTTGATAACAGCGTCGAGCGACTGAAACTGCCCGTCCTTGAACCACTTCTGTTTATACTTGTCGAATATCTCGCCGAGCGGCTCTTCGAGGAACTTCTGTACGAGCATATTCTTCATGATGTCAGCCACGATTTCGTTCACCTTGTCGCCCCAAGCCTCGGCGTAATCCTCACCGTCTTGGAACGCCTCGAAGAACGCATCTCCAAGCTCAGAGGCAATGTCGTCGCTCGAACCACCGATGATTTCCTCCACCATATCGTTGATAACCTCCAACGCCTGTTGTCCGAGCTCCTCTATCTTCTGTTCCCACTCGGCGATTTGGTCGTTATCGGTTTTCTTCTTGCTGCGCTCCGTATCGATCTGCTGTTGTATCAGCACCTGCTGCTCGGCGATGTTCTTCAATTGGTCTTGGGCTGACGAGTACTTGGATTCACCGAGAGCCTTGTCAGCCGTGTATTTCATTTTGCCGTAAGCGTCCGTTATCTTCTCGATAGAGCCCGACAGAAGCTCTGTGTACTTACTCGCCTTTCCGAACGCCGCCGACATCGCCCCCCAAAAATCATGGGCGGCGAGTTTCGCCTGAACGAGTTCCTGCCGTGTCTGCGTGATAGCCTGTTGCACGGTTTTCAGGTATGAGCCCGCAGCGGTCGCCTGTGACGAGCGCACGGTGTCTTGGTTGTCGAGCTCCCACTGTAACTCGTCGATACGGTTCTGTAGGTTATCGATTTCCTTCTGTTTGCTCTCGTCGTTATTAAACAGCCCGATAATAGTCTGTGCTATCTGCATGGCTGCCCCAATAATGGCGAGGATAACAGAGGCTTTCTCGACGGTCTGTATAGCCGCCGAAGCCGACGCAGCTGTTGCTGTTGTCGCCGCCGCTGACTGTTGTGTCAGGGTGACGATGCTGTTTACCATTGACAGCGTTGATGTGGCGATTTGCCCGGCTGATTCAATAATATCGCCGACCGTTCCGCCGATAGCCTCCCCGATACCCTCAAACTCCGTTTCAACCTCCTGCAGGGTCTTATACAGGTCTTGCCACTCCTTGATAGAGCGTTTATCAGGGCGTTCGCTCGTCTTCGCACGCTGCTTCTTGACTGATTCCTCAGCCTTGGCAACCTTGGCACGGGCTGTTGATAAGTCCTTTTCCGAGGCGTTGCCCTGCTTTTCGAGTTCGTCGAGGGCTTTCTTCGCCTTTTCGAGTTCCTTTTCAAGAGCCGCCAAGGACATCTCGGCGATATCGTTACACCACGCCTCGTAGGTTTCCTCACGGGAGGCAAACTCATAGTCAACGGCTTTCAGGGCTTCATCAGCCTGACGGTTCAGCTCGTTGACGTTGCCCTGTGTGACACCGTCACGCAGTTCGGTTGTCGTGTTACCATTATCGTCTTTCTTATACAGAGCCTTGCGGCGTTCCGCATACTCCTCTTGTATTTTCAGGCGTTTTTGCTCGTAGGACATGATATCGGACAGTTCGTCCTCCAAGATGTCTTTCACGCCCTTTGCATAGGTTTTCTCAACATTCTCCCTGCCTTGGTCTATCTGTGTGCGCTGTGTATCGGTCAGCCCGTCGTCGCCTGTTTCGTTCCCGGCTTTCTTGTTTAGGCTGACGAACTTGTTCTTCATTTTTTCAAGCTCATTCAGCTCCTTAGCCTTCTCGTTATCAAGCTCCGCCATACGCTTCTCGTGCCCGTCTTTCATGAGGTTGAGCTTCGTCTTTTCGTTCGATACCATAAGAGCCGCCTCCATTTCGCCGATAGACACGAGGGCTTGCTGACGGCGTTGGCGTTCCTGTTCGAGCTTCTGTGCGGCTGACGCTTCGGTATTCGAGATAGCCCCGGAGCGACGCTGCAGGGCGGCGAGTTCGCGTTGCTGTTTGGTGTCAATAGCGGCACGCTCAGCCTCCAAGTCGCGCAGCTTATTCTCGTCCTCAATGGCGTTCGAGGTGAGAGCCATTGAACGTTTCTGCAGTTCAATCTTCTTGTCGGCGAACTTCTTCTCCATGTTCGTCTGTTCCTGTAACGCCGCCTCATACTCCGCCTTGGCTTTCTTGCGGTCGGCGGTCGACTTGGAGGTGTCATACATATTGCCACGGGCTTTCGCCTTAGCCTGTTCGAGTTCCTCGTTACGCTTCTGCCACTTAGAGACCTCGATTTCAAGCTCCTTGCTCTCACGGGCTATAGTGGCTGTTTCGGAGGCGGCGGCGTGTACGCCCTTACCCCACGCTGCGACCTTGTCTGTCACGTTTTCAACGCCTGTACCGAACTGTAAGAATCCGTCTGTAAGTTCTTTCAGCCCCGACTTAATACCGTCCGTATCAAGCGTAAATGCGGCTTTCAACACCTTTCCGAGAGAGGAGGCGATAACGCCGATAGACTTGAAGCGGTTGACGACGTTCGTTTTCAGGGCTTCCCAAAAGTCCTGTATCGCCTGTTTGGGGTTCGAGAAAGCGTTGTAAATCGCTTTTCCGACCGTGATAACAATCTCCTTCAACTGCCCGAGCACGCCGCTGACATAGCCACTTATTTCGGCGAATTTCAGCTGTCCCTCGACCGTTGAGTTCATCCACGTGTACACGGTCTGCAAGGCTATCACAATAGCCGCAAGGATAGCTCCGAGCGGCGTTGCAATGAAAGCCTTGGCTGCTCCTGTCATTCCGTTCATGCCCGTAATAACAGACTGAACAGGCTGCGGGAGCTGTCCGAGGATAGACTTGTAGTTATCATACCCGCCGAGCATTTTCACCATCATAGAATCGTGTCCCTCGATTTCCTTGGTCACGTTCTGCATCTCAGCCGCAGCGGTCTGCTGTGAGGTCTGCAGGGCTATCATCTCGTCCTGTGCGTTGCGGAGGGATTCGGAGAGTGAGGTGTACGTTGCCGCCGCCTGTTCAACAGCCACAGCGTCACTGTCCTCCGCCTGTGTGAGTTCATCGTAGGCTGCACGTGCTTCCTCGACCGCCGCCTGTATGGTGTTTATCTTCTCCTGCTGTTCCTCGATAGCCCGGTTCAACTGATAGAGCGATTGCTGTGCGTCAGAGGCACGCCCGCCGAGGTCAGAGCCGAGGGCTGCTGCGGCTTCCGCTGCGCTGCCCTGTATGTCGTTGAGTTGGTCTTTCAGCTCGACGAACTCCTGTGTGAGGGCTGTCGTATCGCCGCCGTCTGCGGCAACCTGTGACAGCTCTGCGGCAACGCTCTGAATGCGTTCTTTCAGCTCGTCAACAGCCCGCATATCCTCCTCGCTGTTATACAGACGGGGTATAGACACCGATTCGGTACCCATACCCGCCTCCGATTTTACGGCTTCAAGAGCCGCCCGGTAAACCTCTGTTTCCTGAGCTAACTCCTGTATCTCTTTTATCTGTGCGTCGATGTCCTTTGTTATGGCTTCGAGCGTCCCGGTGTCGCCCTGAGCGAACGCCTCGGCAGCGTCCTCTTTCCACTTATCCAACATCTCCGTATGATTTGCGAGGATGTTCTCGTTCTGTTGGATGATATATGACAGCGCACCAATCTTCTCCTCGGCTGTGCCGAAGTCCATGCCCTCGATTTCCTTGCCGACACCACGAATGGCTGCTTCGAGAGTGTTGAAGCCCTGCGCCGCCCCCGCCGAGCTGAAAGCCCGGTCTATCACTGCGCCCTGTGACACAGCCTCCTCGCCGATTTGGGCGAACAGCTGCTTGCTTGCTTCCGCACTCTGTCGGAGTTCGTCGAGGTCAAGCCCCAACCCGAAATACTGTTTTCCGTTATCGTTGTCCATCGCCTGTTATTCTATTGAGTCAAAAAATTGTTTCACCTTGTCTCTGTTGCGGGGGTCGTCAGCCATGATTACCTCCTGTGCCTTGCCGTCCTTGTTGCGCTTGCTGTTGTAGGACGGAATAACAGCCCCGTACATCACGAGGTTGACGTATGACATATCGTACAGGACGTACTCAATGGGGAGGTTGTAAACCTTGACTGTGCCCGCTATTACTGCCCAAATGCTGTCGTTTCGCTCTCCACTTTCGTCGGTTGCAGTAGGTTGACTTCTATCAGGAAAGTGGTAAGTGCGAAAAAATCGGCTATCTCCATTTGTCTGAGGAGCTGTCCTGTCAGGGCGTGAAGCTCATGCGGCGACAGGTTCTCGAGCAGCTCCTTGGTGAGCGCAGCCTTGCGGTCGACGGTCTGTTCAACCTCGACGGTGCGACGGAACTTGATAAGCCCCCACAAATAGCGTTTTTCTTTGATTTGCGGGGCTTTCACTGTTTCCGTGAGGTGTTTTGCACCAAGGATAAGTATCGCCACGATTTCGCCCAAAACAGCGCAATCCTTGGCAATATTCAAACTGCCCTCCAATATCTTATCTGCTGATATTACGGTACGGGGTAAACGTGAAACAGCCTCCGAAGCGAGTATCAGGGTGGCGACACTCGGAGGGGCTGTTACATATTTCTTTGTTCCGATGACGACCTCCACGGGTGCTTGGAGGACAGCGTCAGCGACTTTTTTTTCTGTCGTAGGTTCCATAGTGGATGAATTTATAGTTTTAATTGGTTGCGGGAGCAGGATTCGAACCTGCGACCTTCAGGCAGTGAACCTGACGAGCTGTCCTCTGCTCTATCCCGCGATAAACGGCGACGGAATGTTTAATGACCCCCGCCGCCACAGGGTCGGGGAGATTGGGCTATTCGTTATTTACTTGGTTGAAGTGGAAGCGGTGTACGGCTTGACAGTCTTACCCGTCTTCGGCTTCAAGCAGCGTGCAACGTAGTGAAGCAGCTTACCGTCGGCTGTGCTGTAAGATTCCTCAACACGGAGGTTACAGCGGTCGATTTGGCTACCCTCGCAGGTATCGTCCTCAGGGGTGATACGGAATGCGTGCTCACCGCTGATAATACCGTCGTCGTCAGTGAACGGGGCTGCCTTGCCCTTCTTGACGAACAGGTCGAACTCAAACTGATAGGTGGTCTTCGCGTTGCGTGCGTCCACGATATCGCCGCCCTCTTCTGTGGCGGTTGTCTCTGTCCCGGCTGTCGGAGTGATTTTCGTTGTGCCCTCTTTCGGGGTATCAATCTCTTTCCAATCCGTTCCGGGTGCGCCGTCTGTGGAGGTGGTGTGCTCAATTTTGCACTTACCCCAAGATAATATTGACATATTGCGTATGGATTAAAATTGTTAATTACTCAGTTCAATTCAATAGGAGCGTTATCATCGCCGTAGTAGTCATAGCGGAGCTTGACAACGACGAAGTGCTGATTGATGTCGCTCTCCTCCTCGGTATAGATAGTCTGTTGCAGTTCGAAGCGGTAACAAGAAATGGCGGCTGACAGGCTATCAACCCAATCAGCGGCGGCACGCTCGAGTTCCTCGGTGCGCTGTCCGTCCTCGACGAACACTCCGTTGCTGTACGGGTCGATGTCAGGCACATAGATATTTACAGTGACGACGCCCTGTTGTATCTCCGTCGGAGTGCCTGTCGTGAAAGCCACAACAGCGTCCTCCAAGCGGCTGTCACGGGGACGGTAGCCACGCCTGTACACAGCCCCCGAAATCATCGACGAAATGGGGCTGTGTCGCAGGAGGTTGTAAATGTCCGTTTGTACCTGTTTGCCTGTCTTAGCCATA